AGTCTGCGCACGCGCGCGAGGGTTGGATCATGGGGGGGTCTTGGTAGTCGAATGACACGGAAAAACACGAGTAAAAAGCAGAACGGCTCGATAGAACAGCAATGGCCCGCTGATGCAGTGGAGCGCGTGGCCATCGATGGGCTTATTCCTTACGCGCGCAATGCCCGCACGCACTCAGACGAGCAGGTCGCACAGATTGCCGCATCGATGCGCGAATGGGGATTCACTAATCCGATTCTGGTAGACGAGGAAGGTACGATCATAGCGGGTCATGGTCGCATTCTGGCCGCGAGGAAACTGGATCTGAAACAGGTCCCGGTCATGACAGCGAGGGGTTGGAGTGAAGCGCAGAAACGCGCATACGTTATCGCTGACAACAAGATCGCGTTGAATGCAGGATGGGATCCTGAACTGCTCGCGGTTGAACTGGATGAGTTGCGTGACCTGTCGTTCGACATGGACCTTCTAGGCTTCGCGGCGGCGGAACTGAACGACCTGATCGGCACGGACAAGACCGGCTTTGACGGTGAGGACGACGACGACACGCGCGGTCAGTTGCTTGCGATGGCGAATGTCACGCGCGCAGACCCGACTACGCAGTGTCTGCCCGGTCAGTGCTGGAAATTGGGCGAGCACACGCTGATGGTGTGCGGTGTGATCGAAGGTTGGCCGCAATGGGTTAAGGCACTGCACGGCGATACGACATTATTCTGCCCGTTTCCCGGGCCATTCGTGCTGGCGAGCGAGAAGGCAAAAACGCACAGTCTGTTGCTGGTGCAGCCAGACACGTATGTCGCCGGGCATATCGTGGATCGATATATTGACCTGTTCGGAAAAGATGGAGTATCGGTGTCGCAGTGATTAAAACCGGCGGAACGTGGAATCCTGAAGAACGCGGCATCTATTTCGTTGCCGCTACGTGGGAGGACTTGGACCTGACGGAGCAGATGCATCAGCAGTTATTGCTGGCGGTCAATGTGATTCGGTCAGATGGAATCGAAAACCTGCGTCAAGGAATTGCGGACGGTACAAAAGTATTCATAGACAGTGGTATCTACGATCTCAACTCGAAATATGCGGCAGCACGCGGGATAGAGGTCAAAGACGCTGTGGCCACAGCACCAGAGCATGTCACAGGCTTCGATGCACTTTGGGATCGCTACGTGGAAGTCGTTCGAGCGATAGGCGATATTTCGTGGGGCTATGTGGAAATGGATCAAGGCGGGCGAGAGAACAAGATTCGCTTGCGTACCAAACTGGAAAACTTGGGCCTTCGACCAATCCCCGTATATCACCCATTGTCGGATGGCTGGGATTACTTCGACTACTTGGCAGAACGCTACGACAGAATTTGTCTTGCGAACGTTTCACACGCGAACCGTGGCGAGCGCAAGAGGCTGTTGGCAACGATTTGGGAGCGCCGGCAGAAATATCCGCACTTGTGGATACATGTACTCGGTCTCACGCCCACCGATCACTGTATCTCATATCCGGTTGAGTCGATGGACAGTAGCGCATGGATGAACCCGGTGATCTACGGCAGTCGTGGCGCAGCACTGCGTGTAGCGTTGTCACGATTCGACAATGTACCGCTTGGTCTTATCTACAGCCGCGACGTTGCTGCAGATCATAATATGGGCGGCAGCGCTGCAAGTGCATTCTGCGCGTACGATGCCATGCACTTGGCGAGGAACTTGAAGAACGTCATGGCAGAGTACAGGCGCGTGCTATGACCGAGGGTCCCGATGCAGACGCAGCGCGGCAAGCAATCGAAGTGGCGACCCGCTTATCACTGCGCGCCGTGGGACTTGACGACGCACCCGGCATGGATGAGACCCCCGCAAGGGTGGCCCGTATGCTGGTCGACGACTTATGGGCAGGCATTTTCACGCCCGAACCCGAAGTCTGCGAGTTTGATATGGGGACAGACTTGGATCAGGTGTACGCGGTCGGACCTATAACCATTCGCAGCACTTGCGAACATCACTTAGCCGCGATCTACGGCACGGCGTACATCGGCGTGCACTGCGAGAACACGGTACTCGGCTTGTCCAAGTTCGCCCGCCTTGCGCAGTGGGTTTTCGCTCGACCCATTGTGCAAGAGCGGGCGACGCACGAACTGGCGCACTTGCTCTACAATCGATCCAAGGCGCGGGGTATCGGTGTCGTAGTACGTGCGACGCATGACTGCATGAAAATGCGCGGCGTGCGCGAACCTGCATCGACTATGGTGACCAGCGAAATGCTCGGTACGTTCCGCAGCAACGGTGAGGCGCGCGCGGAACTCATGAAATTGTGGAACGCGCAAGGTTTATGATCTACGCCGAACGCTACCACGATATAAGTTGCGGGCATCGCGTGTACGGTCACGAGTCGAAGTGTGCGAACCTGCACGGCCACAACTACCGTATCCACTTTTCGGTTCGTGGGGAACTGGATGAGTTGGGTCGTGTTCTGGACTTCGGCGCAATCAAGGAACGGCTGTGTCAGTGGATTGAGGATACGTTCGACCATCGTTTCCTGATCTGGAATCAAGACCCGGACGCCCGCGCCTTGTACGCCTTGGACAACTCGGTGGTTCTATGTCCGTTCAATCCCACGGCTGAGAACATTGGTCTACACTTGCTTGAAGTTGTCGGCCCTTTGGTATTGGCGGGAACCGGCGTGCAGTTGATCAAAGTTGTCGTTGAAGAAACGCGCAAGTGCAGCGCGGTGGTGACGGTGTGAACTATCCGGTCAACGAAATCTTCGACAGCCTGCAAGGCGAAGGCGCGCGCACGGGCACGCCGTCCACGTTCATTCGACTACAAGGTTGTCCGGTCGGCTGCGCGTGGTGCGACACGAAGCACACTTGGGAAGTGGGTCGCGAAGTCAGCATCGATGCGATGCTTGCGAAGACGCATGTACCGAGCGATCAGTATGCAGTCATGTCAGAGACAGAACTGGTCGCGCAGATGCGCGCACGCACGCGCGCGGGCGGGAGTGTAGTAATCACAGGCGGCGAACCTGCGATCCATAACTTGCACCCGCTGACCGAAGCCTTATCGGATGCTTGCTTTGAGTGTCAGGTTGAAACCAGCGGCACGTTCCCGCTGTATGTGAGTGCAGCGACTTGGGTAACGTGCAGCCCGAAGATCAATATGCCGGGTGGCTTGAAACTGGATAGAGCATCAGTACTGCGCGCTGACGAGATCAAGATGCCGATTGGAAAACGCCGTGACATTGACTTGCTGCTGCAAGAAGTCTTGCCACTGGCCCGCAGGGCGCCTATCGTTTCCTTGCAGCCGTTGTCGCAATCGAAGAAGGCGACCGCACTGTGCATCGCCGAAGCAGCGAAACATGGCTGGTCGGTGTCGATTCAGACGCACAAGTATTTGGAATTGAGATAATGCCGGGACCGAAACCGAAACCCACGCACCTGAAACTGATCGAAGGCAATCGCGGCCGACAAAAACTCAACAAGAGCGAGCCAGTGCCGATTGGCGAGTTGAAGACGCCGCCTGACTGGCTGACCGATGAGCAGAAAGCAGGGTGGCAATACGCGATCAAGCACGCGCCACTCGGCTTGTTGAAGAAACTCGACCGTTCAGCACTGGCGGTATGGGTGGTCGCAGAGGACTTGCACCGGCAGGCATCCGAGCGCGTGAACCTGACCGGTTTGATTACTCGGTCGCCGGTGCAGGGCGTGTATGTGCAGAATCCTTACCTGCCGATTATCAATAAGCAGGCAATGATAATGTTGCGGGCAGCCGACCACTTGGGGTTCACTCCCACCTCGAGGTCGAGAATTCAGGTGAGCGGCGAGGGTGGTGGCAAGAAAAAAGGCAAAGCGAAAGACCCGTTCTTCTTCGACGACTAATCGCGTCACCGTCTACGCAAAGGACGTACTGGCTGGTCGCATAGTCGCCGGACCGCATGTGCGGAATGCCTGTCGTCGGCATCTGGACGATCTGAAGCGCAAGGATTTGCAGTTCGTCCCGAAGATGGCGAATCGGGCAATGCTGTTTTTCGAATCGAAACTGATGCTGTCAGACGGTCAGTTCGAGGGACAGCGATTCGTACTGCGACCATCGCAAGCGTTCATTGTCGGATCACTTTTCGGTTGGTATCGCAAGGACGGCTTTCGTCGTTTCAGGCGCGCGTACATCGAGGAAGGCAAGGGCAACGGCAAGTCACCGCTGGCTGGCGGCATTGGTCTGTACGGCTTGATGGTCGATGGCGAATCAGGAGCCGAGATTTACAGTGCAGGCGCGACCAAGGATCAGGCGGGCATCTTGTTTCGCGACGCGGTGAAGATGGTCGGGCAGTCGCCAGAACTCGATTCGCGCCTTACGCGCTCGGGCGGGCAGGGGCGCGAGTATAACTTGGCGTATCACGACACCGCATCGTTCTTTCGTCCGGTATCGCGCGAGACGAAGAAAACCGGCTCAGGGCCGCGCCCGCACATGGCGCTCGTTGACGAGTTACACGAGCACCCGGACGGCGGTGTGGTGGAAATGCTTGAACGCGGTTTCAAGTTTCGCCGTCAGCCATTGCTGCTGATGATTACCAATAGCGGCAGCGATAGGAACTCAGTCTGCTACGCCGAACACGAATGGGCGGTCAAGGTGGCAGCGGGCAATCCCGATTCTCCGACCGACCTGACGTATCTTGGCGAAGTGTTGGACGACACGACTTTCTCGTTCGTTTGCGGCTTGGATATTGACGACGATCCGCTCAACGATCCGTCTTGCTGGGCGAAGGCGAACCCGCTACTCGGCGTTACGATCACCGAGGAATACTTGGCTGGCGTGGTCGCGCAGGCGAAGAACATACCGACCAAGCGGAACTTGATCATGCGTCTGCACTTCTGCGTATGGACTGACGCGGAGACGGCGTGGCTGTCGCGCGCTGCATTAGAACCCGTGCTGGCCGACTTTGATCCTGTAATCCACCACGGAAAATTGGTGGCGCTAGGGCTTGACTTGTCGCAGGTGCGTGACCTGACTGCGTTGGGCGCAGTCGTCAAGACTGGCGAGATAGAAGTTCCCGCCATTGATAAGAACGGCAACGAAGTGGTGCTGCGCAAGCCTACGTTCGATGCATGGATAGAAGCGTGGACTCCGCGCGACACCATGCGCGCGCGCGCGGACCAAGACAAGATGCCGTATCCGTTGTGGGTCGAGCAAGGTCACTTGCACGCACCGCAAGGCGAGACGATCAGTTACCGGCATGTCGCACAAACGCTGGTTGAGTACGACCGAGATTTTCGCGTGAGCATCATCGGCTACGACCGATATGCATTCCGACGCTTTGAAGAAGATGTGAATGCACTCGGTTTGATCTTGCCATTCGTGGAACACCCGCAGGGCGGCACGAAGAAAAGCAAGCCGACGCCACAGATGGAACTGGCCGCGCGCAAGGCAGGAACGCATGTCGAAGGCTTGTGGTTTCCTGCTTCGCTGCGACTGACCGAGGAAGCCATTTTTGAAAAGCGGATTCGTTTGCGCAGGAACCCGGTGCTTATCTCCGCGATGATGTCTGCTGTTGTCGAATCTGACAAGTGGGACAACTCGTGGCTTGCGAAGTCGAAGTCGATAAACAAGATCGACGCGGCAGTCGCACTCGTGATTGCGGTTGGCTGTGCCAACTCGATCAATCTTGAAACACAACCATTGCGCTTGTTTGCGCTAGGGTGATTTATGCACAGAATGTTTTCCGTTATTGAAGTCAAAGCCGTTGACGAAGACCAGAGAATACTGCGTGGCACGGCAACGACTCCTTCACCGGATCGCATGGGCGATATTGTCGAGCCGTTGGGTATTCGGTATCGCAATCCTTTGCCGCTGCTGTGGCAGCACAATGCAAGTTCGCCAGTCGGTCAGGCAAAGTTCTTCAAGCCGACCAAGGACGGCGTGGACTTCGAGGCTGAAATTCTCGAACTCGACGAGCCGGGCGAATTGAAAAACCGTCTTGATCTGGCATGGCAGTCCGTCAAGGCAAAATTGGTGCGCGGTGTGTCGATTGGTTTTCGTGCAATCGAAACCGCGTTTATGGACAACGGTGGAATGCACTTCCTCGAAACCGAAGTGCTGGAACTCTCGCTCGTAACCATACCGGCGAATGCAGAAGCCACAATTCACACGGTCAAAGGTTTTGATGCCGTGCAGCGTGGCGCAGTACGTCTGATCCGAATTGATAAAATCGAACGTCTCACCCTTCTGCACAAGGGAGCCGTGAGACTGTCTGCAAAGCAATAACTCTTTCGTGTCACGGCCGCTGTCTGCCGCCGCTGATACCGTGAAGCGATTCCGCCCCTGAAAGGCCGAACATCGCCGGACCGCCGACAGGCGGCATTCTCTTTTCAATCTGGAAAACGACCATGAACATGGCAGAGCACATTGCCAAACTCGAAGCGACTATCGCGGACAAGCGCAAGGCAATGCAGGACATCATGCAGCGTTCGGCGGACGAGAATCGCTCGACCGACGAAGCAGAGTCGGCGGAAGTTGATACGCTGGCAAAAGAAGTGAAGGCACTCGACGCGGACCTCACGCGCTGGCGCGCAATGCAGGCAGTCGATGCGGCAACCGCAAAAGCAGTTCAGACGCCGCAACAGCCCGGCGAAGGTCAGCATGTCAGCACGCTGCAACTCAAGCGTCAGCCGCAGAAACTGCAACCGGGTATCGCGTTCGCGCGTTATGCACGCTGCAAAGGGCTGGCGTATCTCGATCACGAGTCGCCGCGCACCATCGCCAAGTCTCTTTACCCGGACGATCAGGCGCTTTATCACGCGCTCAATCGGAAGGCGGCAGTACCCGCAGCCAACACCATCGACGATACGTGGGCAGGCTACCTCGTAACCGACGGTGGCATGTTCGCTGACTTCGTAGAATGGCTGCGCCCGCAGACCATCATCGGACAGTTCGGCACGGGCAATATCCCGGCGCTGCGGCAGGTTCCATTCAACGTTCCGTTGCTCGGTCAGACTTCGGGTGGCGTGGCACAATGGGTCGGCGAAGGCAAAGCCAAGCCGCTGACCTCGTGGGCGTTCGGTCGCAATATCCTGACCCCGCTCAAGGTCGCAACCATCGCAGTCGCCACCATGGAACTGCTGCGCGATTCCAGTCCGTCAGCCGATGCGAATATCCGCGACGAAATTGCTGCGGCGGTTCGCGAACGTCTTGACATCGACTTTATTGATCCGGGCAAGGCAGCAGTCACTAACGTGTCGCCTGCTTCGATCACGAATGCAGCCACGCCGATTCCTTCCGCTGGCTCGGATGCAGAGGACGTTCGTACCGATCTGAAGGCACTGTTCGGTGCGTTCATCGCGGCGAACAATGCGCCGACCTCCGGCGTGTGGATCATGTCGTCAACGACCGCGCTGTCGCTGTCTCTGCTTCAGAATCCTCTCGGTCAGGCAGAGTTTCCGGGCATCGGCATGATGGGCGGTATGCTGTTCGGACTGCCCGCAATCGTGTCGGAATACGCAGCACGAGACACCGAAGGATCGCTGGTGATTCTGGTCAACGCGCGCGATGTCTACATCGCGGACGAAGGCGGAATCGATGTGTCGGTTTCCAGCGAAGCATCGCTCGAGATGGACACCGTACCGACCAATGCGTCGGCACCGGCGGGCGCAGTGACGGAAACCACAATGGTTTCCTTGTGGCAGACCAACAGCGTCGGCTTCCGCGCCGAGCGCACAATGAACTGGGCGCTCCGCAGAGCAGAAGCGGTTCAGTACATCGAGGGTGTAACTTGGGGTGACGCGAGTTAATCGCCGAACTTCGTGGTGAGTCCGGTGGCGGTGCGATTTGGCTACGAACGCCGCCACCGGATTTTCAGGAGAGCAATATGAGCAAGGTCGAGGTCGAATACACGCGCACGCGCAAGCGCAAGTACATACAGAAACAGTACGCGGATATTCTGGAACGACTTGGGTTGGTCAAGCGTGTGCTGCCCGAAGCGCGACCGCAACAGAAGGTGCAGTCACGGCGAACCATTTCAGGATCAGGCGATCTTAGGAGCGGTCCTGCGACAGCGGGTATTCCTGTCGCTGATGCCTTGCAGGACGCAAAGGTGGAACTGCAAGTGCAGACCGCAACGAAAGGCAGTATCAAGCCCGGAAAAAAGAAGCGCGTCTACAAACGCCGCGATCTTGAATCCGAGTAACGTCGATGCAGTTATTCGGGTTCGAAATTACGCGCAAGCAAAAGGCCGTGAGCGCAGTGCCGGATTATTCGCGCGGATGGCATCGCATCCTCGAACCGTGGAGTGGCGCGTGGCAGCACAATGTCGAGGAAGTCTACGCCGACCTGTACTGCTATCCGACATTGTTCGCGTGCATATCGGCGCCAGCACAGGACATCGGCAAGTTGCCGTTCGTGCTCGTGCGACAGACCGATGGGATCTGGCGACCCGAAGAAAATACTGCTTACACGCCAGTGCTTCGAAAGCCGAATTACTATCAGACCGCACAGCAGTTCCGCGAGTCGTGGATTCTCTCGAAGCAGCAGCACGGCAACACCTACGTCCTGAAAGAGCGCGACAACCGCGGCGTGGTCACAAGTTTGTATGTGCTCGAACCGAATCACATTCGGCCAGCGGTCAGCGATAGTGGCGCAGTTTTTTACGAGGTATGGAATCGAGGCTACTCGTGGAACCTGCCGCAACTGCCTGAGAATCGGTTCGCATCGCGCGAGTCCGGCAACGTTCTGATCCCCGCCTCTGAAATCATTCACGACCGGGCGAATACCTTTCACCATCCACTGATCGGCGTGCCGCCTGTCTGTGCTGCGTACTGGCCAGCAGTCAAGAACCTGCGCATCCTCAGAAGTTCGGCAACGTTCTTCGGCAATGGCGCTGCACCGGGCGGCATCCTGACTGCGCCTGCTGGCATGAGCGACGCAGACGCCGCTGCGCTCAAGTCGTATTGGGATACGAACTTCTCAGGCGAGAACGCGGGCAAGGTTGCGGTGATTGGCGCGGACATGAAATTCACCGCGTTCGCTGTGAAGGCTGCTGACTCGCAACTCGTCGAGCAAATGAAATACTCCGACGAGCAAATCTGCCAAGCGTTCAGAATCAAGCCGTACAAGATCGGCATTGGTAATCCACCGGGCGGGTGGAAGTCAGACGATGTGAACGTCGAGTACTACGGCGACTGCTTGTCACCGATGATTGAGTCGATGGAAAACCTGCTTGACGAAGGGCTGCGAATCTCGCTGCCACTTGGCGTCGAAGTGGATGTGGACCCGCTATGGAGAATGGACGAAGGCAAGTTGGCCGATGTGGAAACAAAACTCGTCACCGGCAAGATCAAGACGCCGGACGAAGCGCGCATCAAGTTCAACCTGTCGCCGACCGGTGGCGGCGATACCTTGTGGGGGCAGCATCAGGACTACCCGCTCGGTATGCTGCGCGACCGCAATGACCTTGCACCGACCGAGCCGCCAGAGGAACCGCCGCCAGCCGAGGAAGTTGATCCTGACGACGACGAGTTGGCCGAGCGCGTGTACACCGCGCTGATCGGCGAACCTGACCTAACCGACCTGTTCGTTGACGCCAAGTTGGACCGGCTGGCGCAGCGACGCATCGCTTGACGTTTCACGTGGATCGAAACCTCAGACGGAGGATTTAAGATGAGTCTTTCAGTGTTGTTTTTATTGGTGGCGGTGGTTCTGTTTATCGTGGCGGCACTCGGCGTTTCGGTTCCGAGAGTGCAACTCGGATGGGTAGGACTCGCGTTCTTCGCCGGTTCGTTTCTGGTATCGAGCGTCAACTTCACCGGCTGACGACAGGCACGCAAACTCACAAGGGCTGCGCCTGACGCGGCCCTTTTTTTTGGGAAGCAGGTATGGACATAGCGAAGATCACCGACGCGGTTGCGCGGGCTACCACCGAGAAACTCGCGCCGCTGCGCAAGGCGCTGTCGCAAGTCACTGACGCGCTGTTCGCGGTCGATGCCAGACTGAGCGCCCTCGAGCAAAGACCGCCGCCGCCAATCGAGCATCGCGACATGCTCGCGGCCTTGCAGTCAGACCCCGAGTTCTTGCGCGAGATCCTCGTCGATGTGCTGGCAGACATGATCGACAAGGGCGAGGTCAAGGGGCAGCGGGGCGAAAAGGGCGACGCGGGACCCGCAGGGGAACGTGGCGCACAGGGCCCTGTAGGGGCACAAGGCGAACGAGGGCCTGTAGGGGCACAGGGGGAGCGGGGTGAGGCGGGCGTCGCAGGGACGCAAGGTGAGAGCGGCACGCAAGGTCCTGTAGGCCCTGCGGGGGAACGTGGGGCACAAGGGGAACGGGGCGAGCCGGGTGTGGCAGGGACGCAAGGGGAACGAGGCCTGCCGGGCTTTGGCTTGGCAGGCGCGTTCATCAACAAGTCCGGCCACCTGATCCTGACCTTGAGCAACGGTGAGGCGAAGGATGTTGGCCCGGTCGTTGGTGAGAACGGCATGGACGGATTGGGCGTGGACAACTTCAGTGCCGAATACGATGGCGAACGCGGCATGGTTCTCAAGTTCCAAGGCGGCGGTATCGTGCGCGAGATTCCGTTGCACTTCCCCATCCCGATACACCGAGGATTCTGGCGCGACGGCACCAAGTCGAAGGCGGGCGATATGTGGACCGCGGACGGCAGCCTGTGGATCGCACGCTGCGACACGGATCGCAAGCCGTCCTACGACAACCGCGAGCACTGGACGATGGCTGCACGCAAGGGTCGCGACGCCGGCGTGCCTGCAAGTACTGAGCCGACACCTGCCAAACCGATCACGCTCGCGGATAGAAGCAGAACATGATTACCGATCTGATCACGGTCGAGCAGGCGCGCGCGCACCTGCGCATCGACGATGTGGATTCGCAAGGCGGGCCGGACGACCCGTGGCTGGAAATGGCGATCAGTGCAGTCTCAAGCGCGATTGCATTGTGGCTCAAGGACGAGTGGCGATTGTACGAAACCCAACTGGATTCGAATGGTGATGTGCTGCTCGACAGCAACGACGAGCCGGTCACAGCAACCGACAGCAACGGCGATCCTATCCTCGTGCCTGCGGTTCGCTTGGCGTGCCTGATCGAGTTGTCGAATCAGTACCGATACCGTGAAGGCGAAGGTCCGAAAATGGAATCGCTGGGTGCCATTGCGTTCAACGCGGCGCACGGTTACGTGCTCGGTCAAGGCGCGACTGCGCTGCTGTCTGCGCTGCGTCGGCCCACGGTGAGTTAAGTGAGCGGCGTAGCAGCAGGCGGTCTGCGACACAAGGTCGCACTGCATCAGCCAGTCATTCAGCAGGACCCGCTCACTGGCGAGCAGATCGTTTTGTGGGTCACGGTTGCGGACGTTTGGGCGAACGTCGAGCCATTGTCCGGTCGCGAATACTTTTCGTCAGGCGCAGAGCAGTCCGATGTGCGAACCAAGATCACGATTCGTTACCGCGACGGACTTGGTTCTGACATGCGCATTCTGTTCCGCGGCAAGTTGTATTCGATCTTCACGATCCTGCCGGACAACGAATCCGGCATAGAACATCTGACGCTCATGTGCGGCAACGGTGTGCGTCATTACGAGGTCGAGGATCCGAGCGCATGAGGTGGAACCTGCTTGCGCCGGGGCCGTCTGCGACGCAGGAACTGGCCGACTGGTTGCTCGGGCGCGCGCCCGCAGGCGTGGTCTGCAACGCTTACGAACTTGCGCCGTGGGCAGACTTCCTTGCATCAAGCGATTCAGCGTGGTGGCGTAACTATCCTGATGCCGTGAACTTCGCAGGTCGAAAGTACACCATGCACATCGGTGTGCCGGGAGTCGCGCGCGTGCAACTGCCGACCGTCAACAGTGGAGTGCTTGCACTGGTACTGGCTCGTCGATCAGGCGCAACCGAGATTCACTTGCACGGATTTGACTTCGGCCTCGGGCACTTCTTCGGCGACTACAAAACGCACAAGAAGAACATCAAGACCGGACTGAAAAATACTACAGCCGACAAACGGCAGACGCACCAAACGCAGTTCAGACAATGGGCGCATAAGTATCCGAATGTGCGAGTCGTGAACTGCACGCCGGGATCACTCTTGAAAGGTTTTGAATATGGCAGCGACGAAAACATATTCCGGGCGCAGGGCTTCGCAGAACGAACAGGAGTTGAGCGCATTCATAGCGCTACTGCGCGAGCGGAATGTGCGACGGTATCTTGAGATCGGTGCGCGCCACGGAGACACCTTTCACCAAGTGATGCGGGCGCTGCCTGCGGGCAGTACAGGAGTGGCGGTCGATCTGCCCGGCGCTTTGTGGGGTGATAAGAAATCGTCCGTGTGCCTGCGTCGCGCGGTCGCGAACTTGGGACATCGCGGCTACCATTGCAGTTGCCTGTTCGGCGATTCGCATACGCAAGCCACCAAGAAACTGATCGTAGGTCGCGGCCCTTATGACGCAATCCTGATCGACGGCGATCACACCTTGGACGGTGTGACGCGCGACTGGCAACTGTACGGAGAACTGGCACCGATAGTTGCGTTCCATGACATTGCTGGCACGGGTCAAGCAGAAAAGGTAAACGGCAATCCGGTCGAGGTTCCGATCCTTTGGGAAAATATAAAAAAGCATCACCGAAACTTGGAGTTCGTCGCCAGCGATTCGCGCATGGGCATCGGCGTGGTATGCAACTATATTTCGTAAACGGTCGGCACCAACTCGACGCGAAGGCAGCACTCATCGAAGGATTGGATCGGCACAATGCCTTGTCGCTCGGTCCGAACGTGACGGCTTGTTGGAGTTGGCGCACAGGGAAACGATTCCGCAGGATGGGTCGCGACGTATTGATTCTTGAACGCGGCTACATCGGTGATCGATTTTCGTATACGTCTATCGGTTGGAATGGTCTGAACGGATACGCGCGCTTTCCACATTACGCCGACGATGGCGGCGATCGATTCTCCCGAATGGGCGTTGAGATTGAGGACTGGAATCCGCACGGCGAATACGTGTTACTGATCGGGCAGGTCAAAGGCGATGCGTCATTGCGCGGGCAGAATCTTCGTCACTGGTATGCCGATACAGCCAGACACGCGCGCACCGTCTACAACTTGCCCGTTCGATTCAGACCGCACCCGGAAGAATTGAAACGCGGACACAGCACAACGGTCGCAGGTTGCGAAACCGATCTCGGTAAATTGCGCGATGCGCTTATGGGTGCGGCGGTCGTGGTGACGTTCAATTCGAATACCGCAGTCGAGTCTGTACTCGCTGGCAAGCCTACTGTCTGCATGGATGCGGGTTCAATGGCGTGGACAGTGTGCGCGCATTCGTTAGGCGACGCGCCCCCGCGCGCGCGCGAGGCGTGGGCGCACGCGCTCGCGTGGAAGCAATGGACACTGGACGAGATACGCAATGGCGACGCGCTGATCGGCATAGTCAACGAACTGAAACACGGAGCGCTCCACTATGGCTAGTGACGTATTCGATGTGAAGGTAGAAGGCATCGAGAAAATCGTAAAGCGTCTGAAGTCCTTGGACAGCAAAAAAGCCAAGAGTGCGATGCGTTCATCGGTGCGCGTCGGCGCGAATGAGATCAAGAAACTTGCCGTGCAGTTTGTGCGACCGTCTGACAATCCTGCGACCTACGAAAACATTGCGAAGAACATAATCGCTAAGACAGGCGGCGCACGATCCGAGAAAAAGAATGGCGGCTTGGTCATGCGCATAGGCGTTATGGGTGGCGCAAAGCGTTATGTTCAGAACAAGGGCAACGTTCGCAAGCATAGAGTTGGCAAGAAATATAAGACGCTTGGTTCCGAGTTTAATCCCGGCGGCGATACTTACTACTGGCGCTTCGTTGAGTTCGGTACGTCAAAGAATTACGCGCGGCCTTTCATGCGCAATGCAGCGGCACAAGGTGCGCAGCCCGCGATCAATGCAATAACCCGAGACTTGCCGAAAAAGATTGACCGCGAACTTGCGAAGGTCAACTGATGTATCCGAACATCTTCGAGATCGTATCGGCTGACGCTGGCGTGATTGCCGCACTCGGTCCCGATCCGATTCGCTTCTGGCCTTTCGGGTTAGCGCCGCAGGCAGAGACAAGACCTTACGCTGTGCATCAAGCCGTATTCGGCAGCCCGGAAAATAGTTTGTCATGCGTGCCCGACATCGATCACTGCGCGGTGCAGGTGGACGTATACGCGCGCAGTGTAACCGAGACACGCACCGTTGCGGCCGCGGTTCGCGATGCACTGGAATTGGATTGCCACATGATTGCGCACAATGGCGAATCGTGGGAGCAGGATACTGGATTATTCAGAGTTGGAATGACCTTCGAGTTCTGGACACCTCGGGGTTAGAAGGGCATACCGCTGCGATTGCAGCATTCACTTTGAACCGGCCTCAGTGCCGGTTTTTTTATGGAGACTCAGATGGCAGTAAAGACACAAGGCACGCAGTTGTTCGCAATCGATCCGGACACTGGTGACGTAATCACAGTCGGTTGCCCGACTTCAATCGATGGCATCGATACCGCTATTGAACAGATCGAAACGACATGCCTTGACTCGCTCGCTCGCGAGTATGTCGCAGGTATGCCAACACCGGGAACGGCCACGTTCGCGATCAATACCGATCCGCAAGATCCGTCGCATGTACGCCTGCACGAACTCAAGATCGAAGGCGCTCTCATGCAGTGGGCTGTCGGTTGGTCAGACGGCACTTCGCTTCCGACATCGAACCTCGGTTCGGATGCAGAGTACGCGTGGGCCACGCCGCCGACCTCGCGCTCGTGGATTCTGTTCGAAGGCTTCATGAATTCCTTCCCGTTCACCTTTGCACTGAACTCTGTAGTGCAATCGACGGTTGGCATTCAGGTCTCCGGCGAGCCACAATTCGTGCCGAAGGTAAGTTAACGGCGATACCACCAATCTATGGAGGCTGTCTGTGGGCGTACTCGCCGTCGATTCCCGGGCCTCCACCTTTAACGGCGAGGAAGTGCTATGGATATTTCAGAACTGCAAGCAATGGGTGCGTTCGTTTCGAAGAAACCGGTCAAGCGAACCATCGAAGTCACGAAGCCTGTTCTCGTTCCGGCCGAGCAATGGCTCGATCCGAGCGAGCCAGAGTTCACTGGCGAAACGGAAACCGTGGACATGGATGTCCATTTTCGTTTGCTGTCGTTTGCCGATCAACTCGCGGCATCGAAGGCCGATGATGGCGACCGGGAACTCGTCATGTTGCAGCGCATGATCGCAACGCCAGACGGTGCTCCGGTATTCGAATCGTTGGATCAGGTTCGCTCGCTGGACAACTGGCTGGTGCTTCCGCTCATGCAGGCGGCGGGCGAACTGTTGGGAAAAAACCAGAACTCGAAACCGGCGACGAGTTCTGGATCGAGTTAACGCTGGCGCTCGGCGGGCGCACGCCTGACGAGTGGCAGGCGGCGTTGAGTGTCGAGTGGGTGAACAAGTTCATGCTGTATCGCGACAAGCATGGACCGTTCAACGCATCGTACCGAACTGAACTTGCAATCGCGCGCGCGGTGTCGCCGTTCTTTAAGAACGTCACCCCTCGCGACCTGCTACTGTGGCCGGTGATCGAGCCTGTCGAAGCCGATGTCAAGGACGTTTTCGCAATGATTAAAAGTCTAGCAACCAAGCCGAAGAGCAAGGCCAATGGCAAGTAGAAACATCGGCACATTGTCAGTCGATCTGGTACTCAAGGCGGCTGGCTTTGTGAAAGGCTTGGACGCGGCTGGCCGTGCCGCAGGCAAGCAATCGAAGTCGATGGGCGCGCAGTTCGAATCGCTGGCGAAGAAACTCGCGGCGTTTGGAACTGCTGCTGCGACAGGCCTTGCGTACTTCACCAAGCAGGCGATTGACGCGCAGGACAAGATTCGAGACTTGTCGAAATCCACCGGCGCGTCCACGGAGTTCTTGTCCGAGATTAAGTCGGCAGCCGAATTGTCAGGCACAAGTCTCGATGCTGTTGCGAATAGTTTCACCAAGATGTCCAAGGCGGCAGTCGCATCAATCGAGAACATCACCGGACCAGCAGCGAACGCATTCAAGAAACTCGGTGTTGAAGTTCAGAATGCGGACGGCACTGTCAAGGATTTGGAAACGCTGTTCCTTGAAACGTCCGACGCAGTTGCAGGCTTCGAGGATGGTGTTGGCAAGACCGCAGTAGTCACCGCGATCTTCGGCAAGAGTGCTGCGCAACTGATTCCGTTGCTCAACGCAGGCGCAGACGGCCTTCGCCAGATGCAACAGGAAGCAGAGGAATGGGGCCTCACTGTAAGCAAGGAATCCTCTGACGCAGCGGACGAGTTCAACGACAACCTGACCAAGATCGGATACGCGCGACAGGGTTTCGTCAATCGATTTGCCAGTGCGGTTCTGCCTACGCTTGCTGAATTCTCAGGCGAGATAGTTGCCAGTCTCAAGGAAGGTCTGAAGGACAGCGGCGACGCCATTATCTTTTGGGGCGAACTCGTCACCGGCGTGCTCGCCGTTGTGCTGGATAGTTTTCGAGCGGGGTTTTCGGTACTCAAGTTCGGCTTCGAAACGGTCGGCAAAACTGCTGGCGCAGGCATGGCAAAGTTCGTCGCTCAGATCACTGGCAACTTCGACGATGCTGCGCGCATACAGGAGGAATGGGAAGCGGACATCGCCGATGGCCTCGACGATCTCGTCAACGATCCGAACCTCGGCAAGTATCAGCGCATATGGGAGGACATGAAAGACGGCGTGCGCAACTTCGGCGCTGCCATTGAAGAAATAGATTTATCAGAACTGCCGAAACGCAAACTGACATTCGTTGACGAAGGCGCCGCACAAAAACTCCAAACGGAATCCGCAAGCGCGCTCGCAACCATCCAGAATTTGATCACTGGTATAGAGCAGCAAGCGGCGACGATGGACGCGTCGCAACTTGAGACGATGGAATACAGTCTTGCGACTGGCGAACTTGCTCGCACCTTCGAAGCGGCAGGCGCAGCGGCCGCACTTGCTGGCGTTGATCTTGAAGATTATCGCGAACGGCTTTTGGAGAGTGCAGCAGCGCAAGACGAAATGGCCCGCGCTTCTAAGGCTGCCGCGGAGGCGTCAGCGGCAGTTGCGACGATGCAGTCAGAAGCGGCTGCAATGACGGAACGAAACCTGACTCCGTTAGAAAGAATGAACGAAGCACTCGCGGACGTTGAGCAAAAGCGCAACTCGATTGACGCGCTTTCAGGCGAACCGCTGATAAGCGCCGAGACAGCCGAGCGCGAAATTCTCGCCATACAAAAGTCCTACGAGGATGCGATACGCGGCGTCAATACGTTTGCTGAACGCGCCAGCGAGAACATACAGGACAGCATTGCCGATGGACTTATAAACGGCTTCGACGATGGCGCGAAAGGAATGCTTGAGAGTTTCGGGAAACTCATTCAGGAGATTCTTGCGCAAGCGGTAGCCGCCGACATTGCCAAAGCCTTGTTCGGTGGCGGTGGCGTGAATTCTGGCGGCGGGTTGTTTGGGTTCATAGGTGATCTGTTCAGACGCGAGAAAGGTGGACCGGTCAGTGCTGGAACAACCTACGTTGTAGGTGAACGCGGACCTGAACTGTTCACGAAAAATGTCAGAGCCTTTCACTCAAACGTTTCTGACTTGGTTCGCAACAGGTTCGGTGATCAAAACGTTTCGACAGTGAACAGGCGCGGGCCGGATTTGTTCACGCAGAATGTAGACCAGTCGATCAGTTCGTTTGCTGAATTCATTCGTCATCTGTTCGGCGATAGCAGCGTGTCTATCGTTGGCGCGCGCGGGCCTCAACTCCTGAAGCCTTTGGTCAGCGGGTCGATCATTCCGAACAACGTACTGGAACGCGTGCATGAACTGTTCGAACGTACCGAAGTCTCGAAAGCCACGAGCCGTCTAGCGACAGACACTTCGCACGAATCATTGCAGGATCGCATCACGCAGTTGCGTGAATTGTTTAGTCAGCGTGAGCAAGTTTCAATCGCCAGCAATCAGACACACGGCGAACACAGACACGAGTCGTCCCTGATCGAACGGGTCAGAGAGTGGCGTGAAATAATAAAGGATCACATGACCCACTTTATGCCGAGCCTGAATGCGTCGATACTGTTTCGCAGTCTTGGCTTTGACTTCGGTGGCGGTCGCGCATCGGGCGGTCCTGTATCGCCGGGCACTGTCTACCTCGTCGGCGAGCGCGGCCCTGAGTTGTTCACTGCGCCTGCCAGCGGTCGAATCATTCCCAATGCGCTGGTGCCATCGGTCGTCAAGTCAACCAGTAGCGAACGCAACGAACACAACCAGCGCAGCGAGGTACGTTTCGTCGAACAGGTTAAGCGACTGCACGAATCTTTCGTAAAAGGCAGCGCGGGCGTTAACATCATGCAAAGCCTGTTTGGCTTCGGCGGGTTTCGCGCTGCCGGTGGCATGGTGTCAGGCGGCCGCACCTACATGGTCGGCGAACGCGGTGGCGAGTTGTTCATGCCGAACCTCAACGCTGGCCTGCCCACTTCTGCCAATGCAGGTCCGGTAGTGAATATCACGCAAGTGAATAACATCGAAGGCTCTAACCTTGGACCGGAACAGATGGTCGCGATCTTGGACGAGAACAACAAGAAACTGAAAGGCGAATTCCTGCAAGAACTGCGGCGCGGGACGTATTCATGACGACCTTTAATCTAACGCAATGCCCGACGAGCGTTCAGGTGTCACTGATTGCAAACACTGCGCTATATGCGTCGCCTCTGATCGCGAGCGCACAGACGTTAGATCGACAGGGCTACAAGTGGAAACTAGTGTACGGCTTCGATGCACTGGTTGAGGAAGATCGCGCAGTGATGCTTGGCATCATCGCAGCCGTGCGCGGGCAGGCGCATCGCCTGCGCGTGCCCGTGTACGATAACCCGCGCAGGGGCGCGGGCGGGGGCACGCCCGTAGTCGCAGGCGCGAGTCAGGTCGGCAATACGCTGAACCTGTCCGGGGCAACTCCGACCGTCACGAACTGGCTGATGCTCGGCGACTACTTCTCGGTGGTGGTGAACGGCGATCACGAATTGAAAATGGTCACGGCGAATGCGTCGAGCAATGGATCCGGCTTGGTCACGGTAACGTTCGAGCCGCGCCTGCGCGCCTCGCCCGCGAACGGTGCCACTGTGTACGTCGAGCCGCAGAACATTCCAGTCGGCGTGTTCGTATTGGAAAACCCGGTGAACGGCTGGACCTCGCGCAACTGGAAGAACGGTGACGCCTTGTCGTCGGTTACGCTGTCGATGATCGAAGACGTGTTTGCAACGCAATGACTACGCGCGATATTTCAATCGACAATATCAATGCCCTTAACTCGGCAGTCATTCGCCCGATATTGTTTGCGCGATTGGACTTCGCGTCAGGTGTGAAACGCTTTCACACTGAGATCGGCCCGCGCATTGCGGTGCATCCGATCTACGGAAGCGAAACCTACTCGGGTGTCGGAGACTTTGGAGGCATAACGGGAGACATCAAGGAGTCGATCAGTCTTGCGCCGAATGGTGTGAGTTTGTCGCTGACTGGTGTTGATCCTGCACTAATCGAGGATGCGAAGACTGACGACTACCACCGTCGAGATATTGAACTGATGTTCGGCTTCGACGATGTGAATGGCGTATTGATTGATGATCCGGTAATCGTGTGGTCCGGTTACATGGATCATGTAATTATTTCACTCGGACAGCATACGGCTGAACTGACAATGATCTGTGAGTCGCGTGGCACGAATGGTCGCGGCAGATCGGACATCCGATTTACTGATGAGGACAAACAGATCACCGACTCCGGAGATTTGATCGCTGAATATGTTTTTCGCATGGCCGACTTGCAGATCAAATGGGGTGGCGAGCAGGTGCAAGGCAGTCCCGGTCGATTGAACTTTTCGGTTCCGCGCGCGTGAATGTCACTGCTCTGCGCTCGTACTTCTCCGAAGTCTCTACGCGTCCTTCGGTGCTCGGTGAGTTGGATTGCGTGCGCTTCGTGATCGAATCAATCCGCATCGGGTGGGGCCGAGACTTCCGCGATTGCCTGCGCTATCAGTGCCGGCGTTCGGCGGTGGCGCAACTACGCGAGGATGGCGGACTCTACGACGCATTCGCGCGCGTACTCGGCGAGGCAGTGCCGCGTAGTGAATTGATCCCCGGCGACATTGCTTATTTCACTGACTCTTTCGTCGGCTTGATGATGCCGGAATATATTGCTGTGAAATATCGTCGCACTATTTACCGAGTGCCATTCGAGCACTGCGGTCAGGGGTTCAAGTGGGACCGGCACTAGCGTTCCTCGGCGCAGTATTTTTTGGCACTGGCCTTGCGACCGCATCACTCGCGTATGTCGTCGCGGTCAATCTCGCACGCATTGCGATACTGTCTCTGATTTCCAAAGCACTGGCTCCGAAGATCGACCTGTCTCAAGCCGCCGCTGATAAGTTGCTGACCGTTCGCTCGTCGGTACAACCGCAAGCATTCGTGTACGGGCAGGACATGTTGAGCGGCCCGTTGCTGTTCGCGAATACAGGCGGTGAGGGAAACAATGATCTGCATAGGTTGGTGGCGCTTACCGGGCGCGAGATTGATTCGTTTGTCGCCTTTCGAATTGACGATACAGACATAGTTATCGGAACGCATATTACTGGCGACTCCGGACTTGTTACCGGCGGCCCATTCGCAGACGTAGTAGAGATTGATACGCGCAGAGGTACGTCAACGCAGACCGCCATCGCTAACTTGCTCAGCGAATTTCCGGACAACTGGACGACCGACCACACGGGTCGAAGTTGGTCATTGTTCTATACCAAAATGTCATTGGTTGCGAATAACGAAGCGTTTGAAGGAGGCATCCCACAGAATCTTCGAGCACTCATTAAAGGGAGCAAGGTCTACGATCCGCGCGAAGCGCACGACATAGAAGATCACGAAACTTGGGAATGGACAGAGAACCCGGCGTTGTGTTTAGCAGATTTCATGCGATGGGGACGCATTGGTTACGGCGAGTCACATGAGCGGATAGATTGGGATTTGGTCGCGGCGGCGGCCGACATATGTGACGAACTGGTTACTGTCCCGTCCGGTACGCAGAAACGGTACACCTGCAACTTCACATTCTACGCCGATCAGAGTCGGGAAACTGTCAGAGAAATTCTGGAAACCGCGATGCTTGGTCGAATGGTTTTCTCGCAGGGCAAGTGGCGCATGTTCGCGGGTGCACCGATTGCTGCAACAGTGACACTCAGCGAAGCGAATCTTTCCGGCTCTTTACAGTTTCAAGCATCGACGCCTAGCGAGAATCGGTACAACCGAATCAATGGCAAGTTCGTCGATCCGACTCGTAACTACACTGCGAACCCTTATCCTGAGCAGCGAGACAGTACATACGAGGACGCTGACAACGAGGTCAAGTATCAAACGTTCGATCAGAACGCCTGTAATAATTCCTACGAGGCACAGCGAAACGCAATCATTCGATTGCGTAAGTCACGGATGCAGCGGGTCGTAAACTTTCAAGGCAACTGGTCGTGCTTTCGTGTTCAGCCCGGAACGACAGTGAACCTTGACTGCGAAGAACTTGGCTTGAGTGGAGAGAAGTATTTTGTAACCGAGTGGACACTCGACAAGGAGGGCAAGGGCGTCAATCTTGTAATGGTGCAGGAAGACGATTCTGTTTGGGACGATCCCGAAGATTATGTGACGCGCACTTCAACCGGCGACTTGGTGTTCAACGATCAGGCAGCAGGTTTGACAAACGCCGAACTTCACAACGAGCGAATTAATGCGACATGCTATTCAGGCATCGTAGTAGGTGCCGATGGTCGCTTGTATTATTTGAATGCCGCTGGAGTGCCGACGCAGACCGGTGTGCCAGAGGGCGAGTGGCGCGGTTCTGAACTCGGCGACCGATGGGTGCGATGCACTGTCAACTTCGGCACACTTGATGTCGGCACAGCCGATACTTGGCAATTCCTCGATGTGGACAGGGAGTTCAGTTGCAATCGTCCAACAGCAGGCACCGATCTACTCAATATCACCATTGAAATTGCCGACGACGATGCAGGGACAAACATTATATCCAGCGCGACGTTTGATATTTCGGCCACATACATCACGCCACTCGCGTATGAGTTAGTAGAGGCAGGGAATTGGGCATCGAACTCCGGATCGTCGAGCGGCTCTGTGGCGCTTGACTTGCCGGCGCGCACTGCCGGAAATCAGTTGATCGTGTACTACACCGGTCTTGCGCAAGATTTGTCAGCCCCTGCGGGCTGGACACAGTTTCACGACAACGCATTCCTTACCACTTCACACGCGAAATTATTTTCGCGCATAGCAACCAACGACTCTAATGATGATTTTACTCTGTCATGGTCAACAGGAAATCCGTGCGCCGCGCAGATGGCATCGTTTACCGATCCTGCTTCAGTTACCAACCCTGTCGCGCAAAATGCTGGTGGCTCATTGCAGGAAGGTACTGTCGCATCGGCACCTTACTTCCCATATTTACAATTTACCTCCGCAACAACTGGCTCATGGCTGTATCTATTAATTGCCGTGCGTTATCAAACAACTACCGGGACGGCGCCGGGCTGGACTCAAGTTACCGATGATGCTCAACTCGACGCCATTGGTAACTTGGCGTTTATGAATACAGTGACAACAAACAAAAGATCTTGGGCAGTCTATTGGGCGTGGAAATCTGTACCAACGGGATCAGGACTAACGTTCACCGCAGGTGAACTCACATGCGACGGAACACATGCGATCAGTTCGCATATTAATTCTCAAATTCTTCGGCTGGTTGGAACATAGAGACTGCGATGTAATGACATGCACAGCGCTCCGATCCTCTGTCTGCTTATCATGGCGAATGCCGCGTGCTATGTCGTCGCGTGCGGGCACGATCAGAAGTTCACTGTGGAATACTCGACTCGCGTGACGCCGCACCGCGATGCCGTCTGCGTGTACTACGGAATGCGTCTGACGCAGTTGTACGCGGACGAAGCGAACGCAGAAACCGAAGCCAAAAAAAAAGCGCTCCAAGCCGAGTCGTCGGCATTGGAGCGCTTATTCGAGCAACGTTGTATCAGTGATAAAAAATAATTCTAAACAATAATATCAGCACACCCCACAGCATTACCGAAACCACTATGCTGAACAGGATGCCACGCATCGCGCGCAGGTCGTCCTTGTCACGCTGAATCATTGCTGTCTCCTGTACTTCAATCGATCACTTAGTCGCAAACATAGCGGTCGCCGCGATCCCGATAGCAACGAGGCGCGCTTGGTGATATTCCACCGCCACCGCCACCGCCGTCTGAACCACCGCCACTCGTTCTGACTGTGCCGTCATTCTTGAGACAATCTTCGCCTGCCGTGTAGCCGTCGTCACCCGCACTGCTTGGAATTTTGAATGCAGTCGATTCCAATATCTTCTGATATTCGTAAGGTGCAGTGCTTGGCACGCCGCTTGGTGACACCGAGAACACGCGCCAGCCTTTGATGCTGGTACGCGTTTGCAATGACACGGCGACGCCTGACACGCTCAGCGTTCTGAATACGGTGATGATGGTTACGTTCTCGGTCTGACCCAAACCATTCTTGACGCGAATGGTGAAACTGGATTCAGGTCCGAGTTTGTAACCGATAGATCCTATGCCGTATTCCTTGTCATACACTCCCGCTGCCGATCCGACCATGACATAGTTCCATGCCGCGTTCCCTACGTCACCGGGAAACTTGCTGATCTCGCGGCAGTTGCGACACGGAACCTGCGCAGTCAATCCATACTCGCTATAGTCGTCGGTCGGCTGCGTTCCCGTTGTGTCCATTGGGCACGCCGCATAAGCGAACGCAGGCACGAGTAGTGCAATCAGGACAACGATTCTCATGACTGCCACCCTTCGCCAAGCAATGCTTGCCGCTCCCGTGTCAATCGATCAAAGCGCCTGTCTGCTCGCTGCTTGATCGGCGCAAGGTCTACGCCCTCTGCAAGCAACTCGTTGGCATAGCGTTGCACGCCGTCCGGCCAGTCAACGATCTTCGAAGTCGTCAGCGCGATCTCGTAGGCCGTTTCTGTGCTCTCAAGACTTTCGAGTTCCCCGCCCGTGCGCGCGCCCGCGCGGCTGTGCCTGTTGAACAGCCACTCGAACAATGGGTCCGGGCTGCCGCTCAACGCCACCGCGCGTTCGTAAAGCAACTCGGCAGCGTCGTCGTTGTCCGTGCGCCGTGCAAGAAGCACAGCGGCGTCCGGATCGCTGACCGACATAGCACGCAACTCGTCGTCTGAATAGACCGAGTACGCGTGGTCGCTTGCGGGTAATTGGAAGTCACTCACCGGCCTGCCTACAACCGGCAATTCGATGCTCGGCAGTTGTCGCTTGGTTTGACTGTCGGTTCTGAATCCCGCTTCGACAATCGCGTCCAGTTGCGACACCTGCTGCGCTTGCTCCCGATCAATCAAGCGGATGGTAACGAACACCATCAGCATGACTGCCACGAACGAGCCAGCCATCTTCAGTAACAACTTCCTGTCCATTTCTTTTCTCCTCAGTATCGGTCAATGCTGACCACGATGCCCGCTCTCACCGGGCATCAGGGTTGCACTAGTACAGTTCGTCCTCTGGCTCAATCGGTTCGTCGCATTCGTAGTCGCCGTCCGTCAATACTTCCGGGCGATACTTCGCCAACGTTGCCGTCTTGCAGTTCTCGCACACCCGCGCTAGCGCGATGCCTCGCGCATCATATTCCCACCACGAATTTTCATAGGTATGCGTGCAGGCTGCACCACTCATGATGCGTCTCCTTCAGTCTGCTCGCGTTCACGCGATACGATCAGGAACGCGTCCTTGATTGCGAGTAATGCTTCGCGCAGTTCCGCATTCTTTTCTCGTAAGCGTTCGTTCTTAATCCGCTCGTGTTCCAGTTGCAGTTGCACCGACTTGAGATCGGTGTCGAGTATTCGTCCGATCACGTCCGCGTCTGGATCGACAGCCGCATGATTGCCGTTCAGGTAGTTGCAACGACTCGCCGCGACCTCTCTGCTGTTGTGATCCGACTCCGCGTCCCAGTCGCCGTTTGGCTTGGTGTAGCCGACCGTCCACACTCCCGGCTCGGTCTTGATATAAACGTACATAGTTTTCTCCCTCAGTAAACGGCAGGAAAGTCCTACCAGTGAGCGCCCCGCAGGGCGCTCGTAGTTAGAACCTCAATTCTCCTGTTGTTGTTTCTTCCTCGCGTACTTCGCTTTCTGTCGGCACGAGTTGCTGCAGTAGACCGCGCTCTTGACTGCCACGAATGATGTCTTGCACCACGCGCACTTGTGCCTGACGCGTCGGCGCATATCCGACAGGGCACCGCCCGGTGTGTCTTTCATTTTCGCAGCCACCATTCAACAATCAAACCCATCCAAACGAACGCTCCACACGCGAGCGCCGCCACCAGTAAAAATCCAAACAGATTGTCCATTCGTTTTCTCCTACTTCTTTTTCGCCGCCGCGACCTTCGCCGCCTTCTTTTGCAGCACATGCTTGCCATTGAAAATTCGGCCGACCGTTGCGTGCGATACACCGAACCGCTTTGCTACTTCGTCATGGGACAGACCTTCGTTGCGTACCGCCGCAATCTGCGAAAACAGCGAACGCGATATAATCACGCGAGCCTTGCGCTTGCCTCGTGACTGCTGCCCATTCGGCGTGGTCGTCATGGTTACATTGGCTTGCATCTTTTCCCGCACGACGAACTCGTCGATCAGTGCGGCGTCCATGAGCGAATTAACTTCTATCGTAAGTGTTACTTTCATTTCTGAATCCTCAGTTGTGGTGAATATCAAAAGGCACACGCGCGCGCGTGTGCCTGAGTTATTCACTGCTTGTGCCGTTTCTCGAACGACTGCATCCAATACAGAAGCACCTCGCGTGCTTGAGGCGATGTCAGTTTGAAGGCTCTGGTTAGGTACGGCGATGCACCGAACATATTGGTGATGCCTGATGCACGCAGTCCGTCCAGATAGGTCAGGTGCTTGTCGTCCACTATCGGTGGTCGGTCGCTTTGCTCAATCATTGTCTTTTCCTCAGTTGGTGAATATCAAAAAGCGCACGCGAGCCGTGCGCTTGAGTTATTCACTTCAGGTCAGGCTGATCGGTCGCGGCGTGTGCTCGTCGCAGGTTTCGAACTGCACACCGACCGGGGCCGGTGCCTCAATGCCTGCGTGCCGACGCACAGCCTTTGCCAATTCTGATTGCGCTTTAATTACGCCACTTTGCGAACAACTGTTGCAGTTCCAATAGATACCACCTGCTGCAACCAGTGCCTTGTGCTCGACCAGTTCGGCCTCGCACTTGTCGCACGGTCCATTGGATGGAACGCGCTCGCCTTCGGGTACGTCCTGCCAATCTCTGAAACGGCGATTTGCCTTTTCCAGTTCCTGTATGACGCGTCGCGTGCCTTCGCCGCGATTGGCATAGGCGTACTGCTTCGGATCGTAACTTCTACCCCAGTTGTCTATCAGTTCGACGCGGCGCAAGTGGCCTATCGTGAGGTCGTTCGCATCGCCGCCGCAGCGCGGGCAGAACGTCAGGTGCGGGTCGAGACCGCGCTTTGGGTGTAATGGTATGTTTCCATTCATTGTCGTTTCCTCAGTTGATTGAACTAACGTGCCACCTCTTGCGAAGTGGCACGGTGGTTCACTTTGTTACATCACGCTGCTTCTGCGATGCGTGTCCAGTCGGTCTTCGGCAACTCGATTATGTCGCCGCCGAGACGTTCCAGTTGGACTTGACGCTCGAAACTCACTTGCTCGTTCTGCGCGTAGTGAGTTATCGCCCACTGCATACCGAACTGTGACAAGTCGCCGCCTTGAATGAGCGACGCCAGAATGCCGTCCTGTTCAGTTGCCGTCAGGTTTGGCAGAGCCTTGATGGCGTCTGCCGGGCGTTCGATCTGTTTGCCTGTCATGGCTGCCTCGAACTCATCGACTGACGCGTTGAACCGTTCGAGCGACAGGCCAGCGGTCACGAGGTCCTGCACTTTCATCCAGAACGCCTTGTCATTTGCGATCTTGGTGGCGTCAGAGAACAGTTCCTGCACGCCGTCGCCTTCTGACAACTTGCCGCCGACATGGTACTTGCGCATTGAACCGCTCGACCGTATTGCCATGTTCGAGCAACCCTTCTCCCAAGTGCCTGTCTCGACCGCAACCGAACCTTGACCCGTTTCGGAATTCGACAGGCAAGTGCCGGGCTTGAACAAGTGGATGAGATTGTGTCCGCCGTCGCCGAAGTACGCGCCTTTCACCTTCGACACCATTCTCTCGATGCCCGGAATGACTGCTTTGATATACAGGCGGTTCTCGAGTATGTCGCAGTTCAGCACTTCTGCTTTCAGTTGTTGAAGTCGCGACAATGTGGCGTTGGCGAAGTCGTAGTTATCAAGTGGACGATAACCGTTCGACAGGTACGCTCTGACGTTATCAAACAGCACACGAACCATCCGCGTCGCAGGCTCGCGCTGGAACAACTGATTTATGTTCCATGCCAGCATGTCTGGGTGCGACTCTGCGAGCCGGTCAACGAACGTGGCCGGGATTGCGAGTTGCGTGCCCATCTGTCGAATGGCGTGCTGCTTGATCGGGAACCGTTCACTGCTGCCCGCTTTCAGTATGAGATTAGTCGGACTGCTGCTGTCGGGTTCAACGGTCAGGTGTCGAGTGTCGGCAACGAAGTCATACTTCGCGGCATTCTGTCGCGTGATTTCTTCCGCCAACTCGTTCAGCGTTAAGCCTTTTGTTTTCGTATTCATATTCTTTCCTCAGTTTGTTTTGGCATGATTGCCAGAAGGCGCACTCATCGAATGCGCCTCAGTCAATCACGAATGCTCGCACTTTTTATGCGAACTAAAACGCGCGAACACTTTTACCTTGCCGCCGAATTGCGGCTTGTGAACATCGGCAAACTCTTGCGCCGCTGCGCGTGAGTTCCAAGTCCTTGCTTCCCAAAAATAGTCCTTGTCTTGAACAACGCTCCATTTATAACCGTTCCAGAACCGAACGATAAAATGCTGATTGGATTTCATGTGGTGTCCTCAGTTGTGAATATCAAAAGGCGCGCTCATCGAACGCGCCTGAGTTATTCACGAGTGGACGTAACCGTCTTTTTCAATGCCGAGCCACATGCCCTGCCATCGAACCATGACGCAGCCCGGTCCGGGTTGCACGGTGCGACGGAATCGCCGATACCCGCGCAGTGACAGGTCGATCCGATACACGCTGTCTGCTGTGCTGGTCGGACGTTCGTAGATTCGCTTTAGTGACACACGCTGTTCTCTGGTTAACCTCATTGTCGTTCCTCAGTTGGTGGTGAATATCAAAAGGCGCGCTCATCGAACGCGCCTGAGTTATTCACTCTTGCAGTGCGCGAAAGGTGTCCGCGCTGCCTGCAAAGACTTGCCCCGGCCTCGCGTCGAGTTCGACCTTGACTCGATCATTCGGAGTCAATGACATGCCCACCACTACGCCGTACCGCGCTCCACGCATCCACAGGTCTGTGCAAGGGTGCAATTCAACGCGGTCGCCGATCCCGTATCCGTTCCCATCAAAGCCATAGACCGTTTCGGTTTTCATTTTCGTTTCCTCAGTTGGTGAAACTAACAAGCCCGCTCTTGCGAACGGGCTTGGTGGTTTCTTACTCGCCGACTGCCGACTGGCGAGTCTTGCGTTTGTTGTGCTTTTCAACTTCTGCTGTCAGGTCGAAGTACGCCTGACCTTTCGCGGTGATGCTGGTAACGTAGACTTCCGCAGCCTCGCTGACCTCGACACCTTGCGGGACGTACCAACTTATCTCATACGATGCGTCGCTTGGCGCTTCAACGCGGCAGCACCATATGTAAACGCCCGGCCCACCTTCCTTCTGCGCGCGCGCCACCATCGGCTTGAGACTCGAACGAAACGAACTTACCAGTCCGTCGAGCGCTTCCTTGCGGGTGTCCGCGGTCTTCCAGCCGAACACGGTGGCCGCATAGTAGTGATGGCCTTGCTCTTGCTTTGCTTTGCTTGTAGTCATTTCTATTCCTCAGTTGTGGTTGGTGAATATCAAAAAGCGCACGGCTCGCGTGCGCTTGAGTTATTCACTTGGTCGTTTCTATTGCCCACATCAAGCAATCGAATTGACCTTCGCTGTATCCGTCCTCGTCGTCCTCGTCCTGCTTGTCGCGTATGTCCCACAGATGATGCACCGTCTTGACGCTGCGCAGTTCTACGCGCTGACTATCGGTGAGTTCCATATCGGTGCAAAACATTTCCAAGTAGGCGTCGTTCGCAACGGACAGTTGGCGTTTGTTCATTGGTAGTTCCTCAGTTGGTGAATATCAGAAAGCCCGCTGTCGCCAACGGGCTTGAGTCATTCACTCAGTAAACGCAACTTCGTAGCCGTGCGTTTCGTATCGTGTCACGCGCAAGTCGTAGCCTTCTTCGCTAGGAAATACTTTTCTGAATACCTCAAGTGCTGCCGACGTTTTGATCAGGTTAGTCAGTGACCGTTCGTGCGTCGCGAAAAAGTGCTTGCCGTTTTTGCTAACATTTATTTCGTAGTACATTGTCGTTCCTCAGTTGGTTTGCGTTGAACTAACAAGCCCGCGCATCGCACGGGCTTGGTGGTTCATTAATCTTCGTCGCCGAAGTCTTCGGCGATTTCTTTGCACAGTTCGATCAGCGCGTCCTTCGCGCGCGTTTCTTCTGCATCAAGCATCAGTTCGTTGTCGAGCAGTTCGTCGTATTCTTCCTGACCATGATCGTAGTCTTCCAAAACTTCCTCGTACTCGGGCGTTCCTTCCTTGCCTTCGTCGCGCATCTTGTCGAGTTTGGCGCGCAGCATTGTCAGATCATCAAGCACTTCTTTCGCCTCGTCGCTGCGTGATCCTGCTCCGTCGCGCAATGCGTTTGCGCAGTCGCGCAGATCGGACAGCGTGTTTTGAAACCGGCAGTAACTCATGTTGCTCATTGGTCGTTCCTCAGTTGGTGAATATCAAAGGACGCGCTCAACGAGTGCGTCCGAGTTATTCACGCTTCGTTACTTGTTCCAGTACGACCGCGGCGCAGTCTTGGCGAATGCTACGTCCCATTCGTCTGCCAACTTATTCATGCGCGCTGCCGCTTTTGGATTGACTTCCGCGAGATCTTCACACGCGTTCTCGAATGCTTCGATGCCCGGTCCGTCCACAACCACATCGTTGTCAGCAAACAGTTGTCGGATTTCAGAATTGATTGTTCCTAATGTGCGTTTCATTTTCTAACCCTCAGTTGGTTTGCGTTGAACTAACAAGCCCGCGCATCGCACGGGCTTGGTGGTTCATTCACTCGCTGGCGTTTCGTGTTTGACATGCGCGAGAATTTGCGCGGCCAGTTGATCGTCGTGCCTCGCCAACAGCGCGAGTAGTTCCAGAAGTTCGTTGGTCATGGTCGTTCCTCAGTTGATGTGGGTTGAACTAACAAGCACTCGCTTGCGCGAATGCTTGGTGGTTCATTGTGTCAGTCCGTCATGTTGCAAGCGTCAAGAAAACGTTCGCGGTCGAAGGTCGGGTTGTCGCGTTTGCATATGCTCGCGAGTTCGCGCGCAATGGTGCGTCGTGTCGCGTTCGCTGCTTCGGCAGCCTTGCCGTAACCGGGCAGTTTGCAACCAGCGATAACGTTGGCGAGTTCAATGTAGTCTTTGCGTGACATGTTTGTTTCCTCAGTTGATACAGTTCGGATTGAACTAACATGCCCGCTCGATTGAACGGACATGGTGGTTCAGTTTGCTGCTACCAAGTCGACTCGCCTGCTTCGTGGTTGCGTACATGATCGATGCTGCCGTCTGAATCGACGACGATGTACCAATGCTCGCCCGCCTTGTTCGTATGCGCGTTCCATGCTTCGTCGTGATCGCTGCCCGTTTGCCAGTTGCTTGAAACGTCAAGCACCTTTTCGAGCATCATCATTGCTTGAACTTGTGCAGACGGTGCGGTGTCGATGTTGAATGCGTGTGCCATGTTTGTATCCTCAGTTGATTGGTGAAAATCAAAAAGCCCGCTCATCGAACGGGCTTGAGGCTTTCACTTTCTAGCGGTATGCGGTCGCTTTTGACGACCATGCTTCGTAGTTGTCCGAGTTGTATGCGAAGTTCGCGCGCAACTCGTCGTCGGTCATGTCAGGAAACCATCCCGAAGGAATGTAATCCGCTGGGCCGTCGTAACCTTTCGCGGGCGTGATCGTCCACAACTTGATGTGCCGATCCCACCAGAGTTCGATTTTCGGAAACTCTTTCGCGATTTCTTTTGCTTCTTTGGTATTCATTTTGTCGTTCCTCAGTTGGTGAATATCAGAGGGAGCATTCTTGCGAATGCTCCCGAGTTATTCACTTTTGTTCAGTAGTAACTGCGCTCGGAAAGTGCTCGTGCTTTGTAACTGTACGATGTGAGGCCGTCGCGTTTTTGTGCTGCGGTGTGCAACTTGTTCGCGTATTGTTCGGCTTGCTCGTGCGTGCCGACCCATTGCTTGCCAGCCTCACGAAGCCATGCTTCGCGAGTGCCGGTGACGCCGCCCGATACGCGGCACCAAATTCCATGCGATACTTCGAATTGATTTTCCATTTTGTGTTTCCTCAGTTGATGGTGAATGAAAATCAGCAAACGCATTGCCTAAGCAATGCGTTTGGAAAATCCACTCGGTTTAAATCTGCCTGACGACCGTACCTGTTCTCTTACTGACGCGAAACTTCGCATACAGACACGCGCCTTTGAAAACGCAAACTTCGGTAAAGTTTTTCAAACTCCGCGTGATTAAAACTTCTGCGTCGTTTGGTGCATCGCAAAGAATCCGTAACAGATTTTTCTTTGCTTCGATTGCTACTGCGTTCATTGTCGTTCCTCAGTTTGAATTGCATGAGTGCCACTCGCGTCGTCGCGAACGGCTCATAATGAAATCCAAAACTGGTGAGCGGGTTTGAGAAAATGCTTGGGGTTAATTCCCCTCCCCGTTTCGGTTCTCGCGTCGGCTGGCGCCGACCGACCGACTAAACGGTTGCTACACGAACCTCTGAAACTTCGTGTAGCCCGACCCCACTATGCGGACCGGCGGACGATGGGACTTCCTGTTCGTCTCCCATCAGACGGACAACGTTGAAACCCCGGGTCGCCATGCGCGTGCGCGATTCGTTTCGGCTGAGGACCGTCGTCGTCGCGTGCGCATGGGTCGATGATGTACGCGTGCCGTGACTCACGTCGGGGCACTTCGTGCGTCGTTCATCGTTTGTGGGATACGTTGTCACGTCGTCATTATACGGCGCCGTCTCCGTGTCACCAAAAGGTTTCATAGGCAACGAGTAATGTTTCACAGGCAACGAATTGTGGGCCGCGTCAACGTTGAGTCGTGCGACGACATGTCATGGGGCGGGGCGCGAGGGATCGCGCGCCCTGCGCGATTCTGCGCGATTTGGGGGCATGGGGCGGGGCGTGCGTCGCGTCGTCGATTCGCGCTGGGGCGCGACACCTTGGCCGTGGCTGCGGTATAAATGGCCGGCCATGCCAACGTCTCATCCGTCAGCAGCCGACCGGCCACGCCAGCCACTGGTCTTCGACGCAGGCCAACAACTCAATGCGCCCGGTCGCTATGAGGATCGCTACGGTGGCTTCATGGGACTGTTTAAGTCCGTTGCCTATGCCTCACTGGACTTCGATGTCACGGTGGAGAACGCACCGCCGACGTGGCGTCCACTGCTGCACGCGTTAGGCGCACAATTCTCTGGCGCGGCCACAATCGCGTTCCACGAAGATCGGGTGATCGCTGAAAGCGTGGCATCGTTCGTGGGCGCGCCCCTGCGCGCGCGCGACAGAACGGCGCTCGAGGCGTTTTGCGCGATGCGGCCTGAGACGGTCGATGCGCTATGGAAGTGTGACTGTCAGTGGCGCGCACCGCGGACCGAGCGTGGCGTGTTCGCGACTTCGCTTCGTGACTTCTCGGTCACTTGCAACGGCTCGTTTTTCCGTGCCGAGATATTCGAGTACATGGATCAACTCAAGCACTATGTACCGCGCGCGCCGAACTTGGTGCTCGTGCCTTGCGCTGCCGACAAGCCTTATCCAAGTCCGTTGCACCAGATGGTCATAGATGCTCTGCCGGACGATTCGTGGGACATAATGAATGCAACTGGCGTACTCGGTCTCGTGCCGCGCGACCTGTGGGACTTCATGCCTCACTACGACAGCGGCATTCCGAATGAATGGCGACTGATGCATGTTGCCGCGTGGTATTTTCACAAGTGGCGAGCGCATTACAAACGCATCGTCTGCCACACCGACTACTACAGCCTGTCGCTACTGCGCGCGTTTCAGTTGCTCGGATGGTCTGTCGGTACTCCGCCTGTGCCTGCGCAGCCGAGTATCCAATTCACTAGACCGATCAACTTTCACTACGACTACGAGGACCTCATGGGACGCACCGCGCTGGCGTGCCTGTCCGCCTCGCTGACTTCTGACTTCTCACATGTGGCCGGCTACCACGGCCTTACTGACCCGGTGTACTACTTTTTCAACGAACAACGGACACGACAATGACAAACGCGATGGTTGTCCTCTCAGGAGGGCAGGACAGTGCAACCTGTTTGGCTTGTGCGCTGCACACCTACGACAATGTGCGGGCGGTCACGTTCGACTACGGCCAAAGGCATCGGATCGAGTTGGTTCAGGCGGTCGCAATCATCGAACGCGCAAGCCAGTTATCAGGTCGTCGTATACCACACGATCTGGTGAAGGTGCCTGATGTTCTGATCGGCACGAGTCCGTTGACAAACAGGGAGCAAGTGGTCGAACTGTACGAATCGGCAGACACACTTCCGGGCGGTCTGGAAAAAACGTTTGTCCCCGGTCGCAATATTCTGTTCCTAGCCATCGCGGCCAGCCGAGGGTACGTTCACTTCGACGGAGACCCGTTCTTGTTAGTGACCGGCGTTAGTCAAGAGGACTTCGGCGGCTACCCGGACTGCCGCTCTACATTCATGGAAGCGATGCAGACCTCTCTCAATCGCGGTCTATATCTAGACGATTCTCTACAGAATGTTGTAATCGAAACGCCGCTCATCTACTTGAGCAAGGCGGACACGGTGCGACTTGCGCGCGATACCGAATTCGGAATGGAACTCGTCGGTCTGTCGCACACTTGCTACAACGGGTTGCGCGGTACGGTCCATGACGACGGATCTGTAACGGTTGGTTGCGGTCACTGCCACGCTTGTCTGTTGCGATCACGCGGGTTCGCTGATGCTGGGATCGAAGATCCTGCCAAGTCCTTGCTTGCAACAGACCTACTGCAGGCAGGTTAGTCGGGTTCGGCTACGTCGCGTAGGGTGTCCACGCGGCGGCTGGCTGACGCTTTCGCCACGGTCGACGACCGACGCCCTGCACCCTTCGGAACGCGTCTTGTGCGTCGTCTCGTTCAGCGTCGCGTAACGCTTGATCGACTGTGCCAGCCATCGCTGTCAGTTCTCGATGCAGACCGTCAATCCACTTTTCGTCCGGCTCGTGGTCCAAGTCTTCGATCAGCGCATTTTTCAATTCGACGCACAGGCGTAACTGGTGACGGTCAACGCCGCCGACCTCGAGCAGCACTTGCAGCAGCACGCCATTCGCGATTTGTGCAGCATGTTGGTTGTCGTCATTCATCCGTCGCGCGCCTCTAATGGTCGGATTCGATCCACATTTCGCCACCCATGAGGCTCACGTACTCGCGGCCGTCTGTCGCCGCTTTCATGCGCTCGGCATTCTCCGCTTCACACTCCGGGCAGAACTCGCCGTCCATTTCGCAGCCGTGCAGGCTGCACACTTCCGGTTCGTCGTCGCCGACGATCATTAGGTACTGTAGGAGATTCATCCGCAGGACTCCGGTCGCTGCTCGCTCGTGATTACTTCAGCACAATCCCGTCTTTTTAATTCCATCCTGCTCGGACGCTTTCATGCGCCCGGCATCAATGCGACAGCCACTTAACACAACGGTCGCGCGCCATGTTTCGCTAATTTCGGCAGTTAACTCAATGCGCACGACGCCATCAATTTCGATGTCGTCAACGAAAAGACGAGTGCCGACTGTGTACTGTGCGCCGTCTTGCGCGTACTGAAGTCCCGGAACAATGCGCACGACACTCATTCGGGACCTGCCGCTTTCATGCGCTCGGCTTGGAAGTGCTCCCATGCGAGTTCGATGGTGGCTACGACTTTCGATTCTGTCATTGTAAAAATGTAATTTTTCCCTATGCGGAATCCGGCCTCGAACGCATCGCGCTGCTCAGCCCGCAGTCGCGCGTTCTCAGCAGTCAGGCGCTCGATTTCTTTCTGGCTTAACTCGCCATTGAGTTTATGCGCCTGTTCCATCGCTTCCTGTTTGCTTGAAAATTTCGACTTGAAGTGCCAACGATTCTCAGAGTCGAAATAGCCAACCGTGAAAGTATTTTTCATCCGCAGGGTTCCTCAGTCGATGTCGCGCCTTTCATGTCCGCGCCGGGCGGATATTTTGGCTTGCATGTGCAAGGTGCAGGTCCGTCACTTGTCACGTACTCACAGTCTCGTGAGTGCTTCGGTGAAGTTGCCTCGGCCTCGTCTGGCGTTAATCTTCGCCGTCCTTCGCATGACGATTCCTCAGTCGATGCCGCCGCTTTCATGCGCGCGGCTTGAAAGTGTTCCCATGAGAGTTCGATGCGTTTTGACTTGGATGTTTCGTCGGAACTATCCGCGATCCAATTGACGCCGACTTGGAATCCAGCCTCGAACGCCTCGCGCGGCGTGATCGCGGAGTCTCGCTTCGGCGTACTCCCGCCGTCGCCGATTACAAGCGGCACATACGCGACTCGTTCTTCGATTGTCACTAACTGTTCAGTCGCTGCGAACTGTCTGCCGTCAGTACCGCCTCCGCCTGCGCCACCAATGGCAATGGTCACGCAGTAGCCTTCGTGATCCTTCGGCAGTCCACAGGTCACGCGCCACTCGCGCAGCGTGTCGATGTGCTTCCCGCATAGTTCCGTTTTCATTTATTCGCCCTCAGTTGTTTGCCGGATCAGATTGCAGTGCTTCAAGTAGTTCGTCGTGTAATCCACGCGGAAGATTGTTCCATGCAATGCCAGCGAGTTTTTGCTGTTCGATTGCATCGGTCGTGTAGTGATTCCGAAACTCGAACATCCATTCGCCACAGCAGTTCGGCGTACCGTATGCCCACTTGCCGCCACAGGTTTCGTTGATGTCGAACTTCGCCGGCGATGCGCCGCACATGCAGATCCTATTCGTCGTCGTCATGTCCGATCCGCCGTTTCGCCACCGTGTCGTCGCTGAGTCGCGCTACGTTGCGCGCAGTCTCGACTTCGGCAATATCTGCATACGCGTCCATGAATTTCTTACTCAGCCACTGGTGCTCAGACATAGGCTCAAGAGCGAGAGTTTCGTAGCCACCGATAACGCCGACCGCCTTGTCGATCCGTTCATCGCCGCAAGTACGAGACTTGCGCCAATCGCTACCGACGCCAGTTGCATGATCCATCGCACGTTGCCATGCCTCGCGCGGACTCGTCTGTGCAGCCTTGCGAAGTTTTTCAAACGCAGATGGTCGAGGAAAAAAATCGCACGTGCGTGTAAGGTGCGTCGCCGCTTCGCTGAACTCTGGAAATGTCCAGTCAGCGAACGAATCCCAATAGGCAGCGAGCAAGTCTTTAGTTATGTCCTCTTTGAAAACTGCGCCTAATCGATTCATCACTTCCAGAAATTTTTGCTTTTCATGCTGTTTCATTTAACCACTCCACTGAGGCTGCAACATTTTTCTCGAATCGACGCTCGCCTTTGTTGCGCGGCACTTCCCACAGTTCTAGGTAATGTTTGTCAGGGCCGCAGAACGTGGCAGCCTGTTTGACGAACTCGGTGCCGGTTGTGTCTGTGGCGTCGCACCACGCGGCATATCGTCGCGCTCCTTCGATGATCGTTTGCCAATCCTCACCGCCTTTCAGTCGCGTGTTACAGGCGCGCAGTGCTCGATTCCATGATTGTCCGCCTGCACGCTTCGGGTAGACTCGCTTCAGTTCTTCGAAGTCGAAAGTGGGCTGTTTTTTTTGTGAGCGTCGCGTCGCTTTCTTTTTGGCGACGCGATGTACTAATGATTCACTACGTGTCGATAGTTTTCCGTGTGAAGGACTTTCCGATACCACGTTTTTTGCGTCTCGGTCTGCGTCTCCATCTGCCGCGCAAGCGGTCTTATCTGTATCTAAGGCCGTTACCTCGCCGTTACTGAAACGTTTCCTCGCCGTTTCAGGATTGTTAGGTATTGTTTTGTTTGGTCTTTTCTTTTGCCGTTCGCGATACTTGCGCACCCGTGCCGTGCTGTTGGCAGAAACAGGCTGTCGCTTCTCCCAGTTGACTATTTCGTCGTTCGCGTCCATGAATCCTTTACGTCGAAATACTTCCAGCGTTGTTTCAAGTTCCTCGCTTGAAATGCGCATGGCACAAGCGAGTTCGTCGTGGCTTAGATTTATTTCCTCAGAGCATTTGAGGCAGAACATCATGACGAGTCGGCGCTGCAATGTTTCGTCCATGCTTTGCACTTTCGGGTCTTTCGCAAATTCCGCATACATGCGGAACCACGGTAGGCTCATAGCAATTCCCCTTGTCAGTAGTTTTCATGATCGATCAAACGCCAAAAATTCTCGGCCAGTCGCACGATGCGCGGACCGCCATCTGCGGGCGGGCGCGATGGATCACCTTGTTCCAATAATTTGATTCCCGCCTCGATGTGCTCGATGGGAATGCCGGTTTGCTTTGCTATTTCATCTGGCGTCGCATCGATGATTCCATCCTCATCGCAAAACCAGATCAGTGGGAATATTGTGACTTTCGCTTGCCATGGCAGCGACGCGTCAACTATTAACTTCGAATTCTTTCCGAACACTTTGCATCTCCCTTTTTCGTTGCAAAAAAAACCGACCGCGCCATCACGCAAACGACTGAGGGCGTTTACATGACAGCACGGCCGGTTCCTTACTTCACTGACTTCTGTTTGCGTCGCGCAGGCTTTTGTTTTTCGACTGGCGCAGGCCAGATGTCAGGTCGTAAGTCCCAAAGGTCCAATCGCAGGTCGTCGTCTTCGAACATCTTCTGCGAAGTTTCAACAATGACGCGCGCGCGCGCAGGACCCGTGCGCGTGTAGCCGGTAGTAATGGCGTTCAACATGCCCGGCGAGATTTGCATGGTGTCACAGAACTCGCGTCGATTATCAGCACCGAGGCGACGCCAGAAAAGAAACAGTTTCGAATTTTTTGCGTTTCGTCTGACAGGCATTGTCGCAATCCTTGTTGAGAAGTTCTGAAAAGGTAGGCACCTATTATAATGTTGTAATGCAGGTTGAAAAGGGAGTAAGATGAGAAATATGCGGTGTTTTTTATACAGTAGCGCGATTTATTTAATGCAGTAGCGTTAGTGCATGACGTTTTATCACGGCGAGGATGCAAGCATGGCAGAACTGGAACTTGGTCGGATTTCGTTGCCTGCCGAGCAATATCACGCAGATCGGTCAGCGGTCAGCAAAGGGTGGCTGGATCGAATCGACCGATCACCCGCGCACCTGCGCGCGTACCTTGACGGCATCGAACGACCAGACACGCCTGCTTTGATACTCGGTCGCCTTGTGCATGTCGCAGTGCTCGAACCCGATTTGCTGACGCAGCAGTTCGTCACAGCGCCGCAAGAAATCAATCGCAGAACGAAACTCGGCAGAGACGAGTACGCCGCATGGCTGAAAGAGAACGCGCACAAGCAAGTCGTAACAGAGTCGCAGTTGGATCTGGCGGTTGCGATGCGCGACTCGGTACACAAAAACAAAGCAGCACGCGCGTTACTCGGCATCGGCGATCCTGAGCAAACAGTTGTATGGCAGAACAGCGAAACGGGCGAGCGTTGCAAGGCACGCGCCGACTGGCTACGAGACTTCCCGGTTGATGTAAAGACCACGCAGGATGCACGGCCTGAACCGTTCGCGCGTTCTATAGTCAGTTATCGCTATGACGTTCAAGCCGGGCATTACTTGGAAGGTTTCGAGGCAGATCGCTTCGTTTGGATTGCGGTCGAGAAAGACCCGCCATACGCCTGCGCCGTGTACGCCGTCGATGATGTGATACGCGCGCGCGGGCGAGCAGCACGCGACCGCAACCTGCGCACATATGCCGAATGCCGTGCAAGCAACAAGTGGCCAGCATATCCCGATGTGATAAACACAATCGAGTTGCCCCGTTGGGCGCTCAACGGTCAATGACAATGAGCGAGACGGTTCACGGGTACTTTGAGACGACTGCGGTCAAGTGCGGCGCGTGCGGTGAAGAAGTTAACTTCAGAATTTATGACGGACATTGCAGGTTTCAAGAAAGTTTCGGAACAAAATTTCGGCATAGACTGCGCACGACAGGTGGCGACGTTTGGTTTGTACATTGTGAACTATTAAAATTCGACGACGTTAACAGACTGACACGATCAGAACTTGGAATGGATCGATGGAAGTAATCTTCAAAGATATTCAACAAGTGGAGGGTAATCCAGTGGGAGAAATTGCAAAGATGGAAAACAAACGCACAAGTCTGGTGGCGAAGATTGCATCGAAGTACGAAGTGGACCCTGACAAGATGATGGCGACACTGAAAGCCACGGCATTCAAAGGCAACGTAAGCAACGAACAGATGCTTGCGCTGCTCGTGGTCGCAGACCAGCACAACTTGAATCCGTTCACGCGTGAGTTGTTCGCGTTCCCTGACAAGGCGAACGGCATAGTGCCGGTCGTCTCGGTCGATGGCTGGTCGCGCATTATCAATGACCATCCGCAGTTCGATGGCGTGGAGTTCAAGCAGGACGATGAGCAATGTACCGCGATCATTTACCGCAAGGATCGAAGTCACCCGACATCGATCACCGAACGCATGAGCGAGTGCAGGCGCAACACTTCGACTTGGACCTCGCATCCGTGGCGCATGTTGCGACACAAGGCGCTGATCCAATGCGCGCGACTGGCGTTCGGGTTCTCAGGTATCTACGACCCTGACGAAGCCGACCGCATTCGTACAAGCGCTAACATCATCGAAGGCGCAACTGAATCGAAAACCGATGTCGAAAATCTAAACAAAGAACTCGGACTGACGAGCAACCCGCAAGTGCCTGAACCTGTCGAGCAGGAAAATGACGACGACTCAGAAGTCATTTACGACGCGAGCGTACCGAGCGACTGATCTTCTGGCAGGTGATTCCCTTGTTTTGACGACAGGCGGGAACCACAATCATCTTGCCGCAAGCGTCCCGGGCATGACGTGAAAAGGCCCACTCGACTTGTAAGAAAAATCTGTGGGAGGTTTTTGTGCGCAATCTTTTTCGACGCTACTTGAATTGGCTGGTAGTGATTTTTCGAAAGCCTGTCGAGCAAGACGAACAACCGCAGCAGGCAGAACAGCCACAGCCCGAACCACAACAAGAACCCGCGCCTGCCGCCTCGGTCGAGCCAGTACCGTTGTCTGCATACCAGCGCGACGTTTTGGACTGGGGCAAAGGCGTTCCGCTAAGACCGAAGAAGCAACGACGACAGAAAGGCGTGCCGCGCCCACCGAGAAAAGAAAAAGCAACAGCCGACGAGTCTGAGCAAAAGCCTGAGCCGCAACCAGAGCCCGTGAAGATCGCCGAGCCTATCGACTTAGACGACTTCAAGCGTCGGCACGGCATCGATTGCATAACGGACACGTTTCTCAAGAGTGAGGAAAAGCGGTTCATGTATTCAACCAGCGACGACTTGGTGAATATGGGCCTGAACACAATCGACGATATGAAAGAATGCTGCGACAAGATATGGAATGCGATTGACGAAGCGTTGCCTTTCGTTGATAAAAAAACGCATTACAGTGGGTTCGTGTCTAACGATGCACGCACTGAGTCTTCAACTGTCTTGACACGCGGCGAGTTTCTTGGCGCAGCAAACCGTGGCATCTATGTACGCGGCGACTCAGCAATAATCGATCCAAATTCAGGCATTGTGCATCGTCTGCAAGACGGCACGCTGCCGCTCGGCGGTTTGGTTGCGCATGTTGTTCCAAGCCGATACGACAAAGACCGGCCAGAGAATTGCGTGGACTTTCATATTACCTACGTCAATCGGGTTTTCTGTTTGCCGCCGGGCTTCGTGGCGACAGGTGATGGCTTTCCGTACCGAGTGACAATGATTGCGTGGATGGACGCGCGAAAGAAAGGCGAGAAAACGGGTTGGGCTGCCATCGATCATTACGTCACAGTGGACAGAGAAGGCAAAACGTCAGTTTGCTTGATGGTGAAATATTCAAATCGATCGGTTCGCAGGCACGGTAAGCGCAGGCGCGGCGAAGTAATGTCTCGCGATCTGTACTTGCCGTGCATTCACTACTACAACCCGAACAGAGTGAGAAAAGATTGGGAACAGACCATCGAAGAACGCACGGCGTCGACATTGAATGGTTATCAGCATAACGATGATACTTGGAATGCCGTTTTTGAAAAGCACAAGCGCAAATTGATTTTCTGTTTTGATTATCGACTTGCGCGGCGGCTGTTTGCAGAAAGACGGTCGGAAGTATCAAGCGACGGAAAGCGATTGCCAATCTTGCACTTCGTAACTGGCCATCGTCGCAAACTCGCAGATGGTAGTTTTCACGATGTGAAGATCCACATACGCGGGGCAAGGCGGTTCAAACTCGGTGACTACGCGGTCGAGATACAGGTGCCCGGTTTGCATCGCGAGTCGCGCGATGAGTCTGGTGTGCTTGAGCATTGCGCGTATGCAGTCGTCGATTCGTGGTTCTTCTTCTTATTCAAGACTCGAAACGTATCGCTTGTGTCGCGCAAGAAATTGCGGCAAATCTCGCGCGAGCGCGATTTGAATTCTGAAGCCGAGTACGCTGGCAAAGTAAAAGACGTTCAAGACATTCAGAATTATCTGACTTACTACCGGCCCGGACTGGAACCGCTGGTTGGCGATCAATGTAAGCAATGGCATTGAAATGCTAATAATAAAACTGAACTACCACGAAATAATCACCGCAGCGATGGGCGGTGTGCTGCGTCAACTTGAAAACATGCGCGACGGCCGAATGAATACGCACGGCTTGAAAAAAGGCGAAGCGCACGACTGGCAGTTGCACATCGAAGGCTGTCTCGGTGAGTTAGCAGTTGCAAAGGCCATGAATCTTTACTGGTCGAAAGGACAGTACGGCGCAGACGATGTTGGTGACTTTCAGGTGCGCACGACTCGTCGCGATCAGTCAGACCTGATCCTGCACCCGCGCGATCCCGACGATAAGCGGTTCTACTTGGTGACCGGATATAACGGCAGGTACAAAATATGCGGCTGGATCCTTGGTCGCGACGGCAAGAAATTGGAGTACTGGAAAGACCCTGCAGGAGGACGACCGGCCTTTTTCGTGCCACAATCCGCGCTCACCGATGCGCAAATACCGGAACAGACCGACGACAGTCGACGGCATCAAGTTCGCCTCAGCGAAGGAAGCGCGTCGGTACTCTGAACTGAAGTTGCTCGAAAAAGCAGGCGCAATTCATAGTCTCGAATTGCAGCCACGCATCAAACTGGAAGTTGGTGGCGTAAAAATTGTCTACCGGAGCGGTCGGCAGGCTACCTACGTCGCCGACTTCCGGTATATTGAGCACGGCCGGTATGTCACTGAGGACACCAAGGGCGTGCGCACCCGCGACTACAAACTGAAGGATGCCATCCTGCTTGCGGCAGGCATTCGTGTCGTCGAACTGTGAGCGGCGATTCCGTTGCGCGACTGAGCGAATGGGGTCGCGGCTGTCGCGGTGAGTCGGTGCGCTTGGGGCTGCCTCGTATTTCGCAGATTCAAGTCATGATCGACTATGTGCTGCGCGAGGAACGGCTGGCCAGAGGCGTCAAGCGAAAGCGCCTGCGGCAGACTCAGGCGGTACGCGAGTCGAAGCCTGCACAGCGCAACAAAGTTCCTATGATGTCGTCGCAGGTGCTTGAAGTGGATCACATAGTCGCGAACTTGCCGACATGGATGCGCACAGTCCTCATCCGGTCGTATCTATATGGCCAGCCTGACAAAACGGCTGCTCAAGACCTACGGATGCCGAAGTGGATGTACCGCAATGCAAGACTGGCGGCAGAGGAAGAAGTCGGCCTGAGACTTGCAAAGCCAATCGCGCGCGCTACAATTCCCGCCGACGCCGTTCCGGGGAACGTTGAGCGTGCCGATAGGCCCGCCGCGAATTCTGCGGGAAAGGTGTCTTCGCGATAAAGGTCAAGCCGACGGCATCCCGGCGTGATATTCTTCCAATCGCAGTCCAAGATGCAGGGTTCCTCAGTTCTCTGCACCGAAAAAGCCCGCCACTCCCACGGCGGGCTTTTTTTTGTTGCGGCGTAGCGCAGAAGCAGCGCGCGTGGCTCATAACCACGAGTTAGAAAGGCGATTCATGCTGCACAGAATGTTCGATGGTGCTGAACGTCGCGCACGATTCGGCGATGCAATCCCTTGCACGCCTGACGCGGACAGCGTGCGCACTAAGAACTACCGAGCGCGGCGCGAACTCAAGCAGTCAAGACCTCGTCGTGACTAAGGTAAAAAAAATTCAGTCAAAGTGCGGCGGCAGTTGGCGCTACGACAACGTGACGAGCAAGTGGGTTTGCTCAGATGGTCGGATCGTTGTTCGGCAAAGCACGGGCGAGTTCGACAGACACGGTGAACCGCTGCCGTGTTTTGGTTATTTCCTGATCGAGCCTGACGGCGGCGGTCGCAGACTCTACTTGTACTAATCGCGACAAGGAAAAACATTATGGCGCGCAGCATACCGGCCGGTTATCAGAAAGTTCTGGAGATGTTCGGCCCTGATCCTATTGGTCAAGGCAACATCTGGTTTTTTGATCCGACCAGCACAGGCAATCCCACCGGCGCATCGCCTGAGAATGCATTGCGCACAGCCGCGAATATCAATGCGGCACGGTTCGCGACCGGCGACGCGCTCGTTTGGCGTGCGGGAACCGTCACCACACTCACTGAAAAAATCCGCAACAATCGGATGGTCGGTCGCGAAGGCGATCCGTTTTTTCTCGGCGCGTATTACATGGACGGCGGCTTGCCAAAGATTGGTCTTGGCGGTCTGCCTCGCCCGTGCATTGACGGACTTGCCGCCGACGAGTTCGATGCATTCGGCAATATGACGCAGATGACGGTCATGTCCATGATCCCGAAGCCGGTCGCGAATGAGGACGGCAGTTTCAAAGAAGGAGAAATGGAAGGGCTGTTCAACTGGTATCAGTCTGTGCCTTACGACTTGATGCTGTGGGTGCAGGACATCGCGTGTCGTTATTCAGGCGGGCGCGCGTTCCGTTTCACGCAAGGTACTGGCGGTCGCGCGCGTGGTCTGTACATGGAAAACTGCTACGGCGAAGGACTCGCGAAGCAGTATGTCCACCTCGCCGGACTCTACGATGCGATCATAAAGACTTCGCGCATGACCCTGACCGGCTTCGAAATCAATTACGCGAACCCGGTGAAGATCGCGCAGGCAGCGATTGCTACCAAGGGCACCAGCGGCGATCCCGATACGCCGGTCAATGTCTGGTTCGATGATCCCCTGATGTGGTGCGGCTGGTCTACCGAGGCGATCAATAGCAATTCAGGCAACAAAGGCGTTGGAATCCTCGACGGCTTCGCGGTGGACAATGGCTGCTATGGCTACTATCACGACCGCACCGCGGATATGTCGTCGAAGCGTTGCATTACCATTCGCACCGACAATGAAAAGTTCAAAGACTATCGGCAAGGGCAGCACGGGCGCGGCACGGTCGGCTTTTCAATTCAGAACGAAGGTCACGATGGTTCGTTTGACTGGACCGGAACGTATAACACGCCTGAAGATTTCGCCGCCTATCAGACCCACGACAACGTACTGGAACAGAACATCGCTATCGGCTACGCGTACAACTTCGGTTTCCAGTCACAAGCCTCGACCAAGCGCGGCTATGTACACGAAGGGCGACCGCATGGCGCCGCGATTTATTTCTACGGCGGCTTGTCGGTCAATCCGGCCGTCTCGCACTGGAGTTTCGTCGGCAATAACAACGATGCCTATGTACTCGACACGGCACGTCCGCCTCGCGTGTGGGGCTGTGCGCATATTGGTGACAAGCCGGTCGCTGATCGAAACGAGGATCAATTTGTCAGCGTATTCCGCGCCAACTATTTCGACGTTGCGCCTCCTGCGGCTTACGGCACTGACGCCATCGTCGGCGGTCTGACATTCCCGATTCAGGAATACCCTGACCTGTCAGTCTTGATGGACAAAGACTCGAATGGCTGGATGAACGAGGAACAAGCGCTCGCGTTCAAAGCCAAAGTGATTGACCTGCTGAAGCCATCGGTCGCCATGTCAACGGGGATCGCTGCGAGCACGGTGGATTATCCGTCGCAGTACACGATGGACACTTTCGCGCCGCTCGACTTCAACGGAGATGCGTGGAAAGACACGATGCCAGTCGGCCCTTTCGTTGGTCCGTCTTCGGTCGAGCCGCCTGACGAACTTGAGGAACGTGTCGAGGAACTTGAAGCGCAAGTCGAGGAACTTCAAATACAGTTCCTCGAACTGGACGAGCGCGTCAAGGCAGGTGGTCGAGTTCTGGCGGGTTCGGAGTAACAGATCATGCGCCGACTTGTTGCCATCGCAGCAATAGTCGGTTCGTTACTCGTCGCTGCGCCTGCGCGAGCGTCCTGCACGTTGAACTGGACGGCGCCGACTCAGAACGAAGATGGAACCGTGCTGACCAATCTGGCCGGATTTAAAGTTTACGTTGGCGCGTCGTCTGGCGGTCCTTACGTCCTACTGACTACAATCGCGATTGCGTCTGCGCGTTCGTATGTTATGGAAGGATTCGCGGTCGGCAATCATTACGTGGTGGTCACGGCCTACAACAGCGCCGCGCAGGAAAGCGCAAACTCGAATCAGGCAATCTGCCGCGTGTACGCTGCGCCGAATCCGCCCGCCAATCTGACGGCAACACGGGTTGTGTACACGGTGACGAAAACCAAAAACGCTTTCATTCTGACACCCGCAGGCGAAGTGCCAGCCGGTACGGCGTGCAATCCGGCGCAGAGTGTCAACGGCCGATACGGTGTACTGGTCGGACTCGTCACAGTCTGGTATATCCCGGTGCCGCCTAAGCCGAACGTTGTCGTAGCAGACTGCACATGACACTCGCGACCGGCGGAACAGTCACCGAGTCTGGCGGCTATCGCATACACACGTTTCTCACGTCTGCCGACTTGGTGGTCATTCAAGCGGGGAACGTCGACTACTTGCTGGTGGGCGCGGGCGCGGGCGCGGGACGGACAGAACATACCAGCGGTTGTTCAGGCGGTGGCGGTGGCGGTGCGGTGAAAACTGCACTCGCGATGGCGGTTAGCGTAGCGACTTATCCGGTCGTGATCGGTGCCGGTGGCGCGGGTTTTCAAACGAATGGAGCGAACGGCGCCGGCGCGGACGGCAATCCGTCAACGTTCAACGGAGTAACAGCAGGCGGAGGCGGCAAGGGTGCGCAAAATGGCGCGGGTCCTTCCGCGGGGAACGGCGTCAACGGTGGCAATGGTGGCGGTGCAGGCTCGGCCTTTACTGCAATCATACCTGCGGGAGGTACATCAGACACCGGATTCGCTGGCGGCACTGGATGGGGCGCGACGACAGGTGGAACGCGCGCGGCAGGCGGTGGTGGCGGTGCAGGTGCCGCTGGTCAGGCCGCAGCGGCAAGCGATGCCGGGAACGGTGGTGTCGGTGTATCTTCGTCGTTGTCTGGCTCTGCGACAAATTATGGTGCGGGCGGTGGAGGCGGAGCAAGTTCAACAGGGTCAGCAACGGTCGGAAGCGCAGGAGACAGCAGTGCAGCAGCAGGATTAAAAGGCACTGGCTATGCGAACGCACCCGACAATCGCGGTGGCGGTGGTGGTGGCAATGTCGGCATAACGGGCGGCGGCGGTGGCAATGGTGGCAGCGGCATTGCGATCATTCGTTACCTGATCCCGGTCACGGTCACAGACGCAGACGACGAATCTTTTCTTGACGGCGATTCGGTAACGGTGACTGGAACTGGATTCGGCGCGACGCAAGGCGCGGGCAGCGTCAAAATATCGCCGACCGATAACGTCAACGATGTGAACGCAGTCACGCAACCGGTCACAGCATGGGGCACTACGAGCGCGACGATCACAGCGACGCAAGGTGCACTGTCGTTGTATACCAATCTTTACCTGTTCGTTATCAGCAATAACACGCAATCGAATCCGTCCGGCTACGTGGTGCAGTTCGAATCGATAGTAGTTCCCGCTCCTGCCGATGGCGGCTTCGACTTTATTCGCGGCATCGAATTTATTGAGTGGATCGCATGAGCCGATACTACGCAGAAATAGGACCGGATAAGACGGTGCTGCGTGTAGTCGTTTGCAAAAACATCGCGTGGCTTGAGAAAAATCTCGGCGGCACTTGGGTCGAAACCAAAATGGACGATCCGGTAGAGCGATACGCCGGTCGTTTGATGCACGACACCGAGGACTTTTCCAAGGATCGTTTCGTCACCGAGTGGCACGCATTGGTCGAAGGCTATCCGAAAGGCGCTAAGGTTTGGCACATCGGCCACGGCTGGTTATCGTTGGCTGATGGTAACAATTACGAGCCGGGCAAGACTCAGCATTGGCGCGACTATTCGCAGAAGTGGCCGCCGTGGTCCGCGAGCGGAATCAATTACCTTATGAATGAGCGAGTCACCCATAAGGGCAATCATTATCGCAGTCTGAAAGACGGCAACGCGGCCGAGCCTTCGCCGGGTTCGACTAACTGGCAGTTGGTCGTGGGCGAGGCGCTTACGAGCGAGATGCAACTATGATTGAAAAAATCCGCAAAGCCATCGCGCACTTGGCAACCATCGGCAGTCTGCGCCGCAAAGGCTTGGAAGGACTGACGAGTTATGGCGGCTCGGTCAAAGGTGCAGGCGAAGTCGAACACAAAAGCGGCGAACGAGCCGGAACTAAAACGCCGTTCGTTCTGCATGGATCAGTAGCAAAAACCAAACCGCGCAGACCGCGCATCATTCAATAATGGAGTCGCAGAAATGAATGCAGTAGCAATTACCGGCATACAGCGTCCGGCCACGGATTGGGAGTACGTGAAGGACCTGATCTCGGGACTGGTTTATGCCGTCACGCATCCGAGCGCCGTTCGCACCGCGATTGCTGATCTGGTCGTAGACCGGCTCGATGCAGGCGCAGGCGCAGGCGTGCTCGTATTTCAAACCGCTGCGAGTGCTGCGGTAGCAACGCTGACGTTCAGTGATCCGGCGTTCGGCGCGGCCTCGTCGGGAACTGCGACGGCCAGCGCGATCACTTCTGACACGAACGCCACAGGCGGCACGGTGTCCAAGTTCGAAACCCGCGACAGCAACGCCGTGGCGGTATTTCTCGGCGCGGTCAGTACGTCCGGCTCGGACATCAATCTTTCGTCATTGGCTGTTGGCGCAGGCGACACAGTAAGCATGTCGTCGCTGACCTATTCCGCGCCGGCATAACGTCTGCGGTGGCGAGTTATCGCCACACGGACGACTCTAGACGATGGCGATAGTTCGCGAAAGCGTCACTCTCAGTGCTGGCTCGGAAAATAACGTCTGCACTCTGAATATGCCGGCCACTAGGCCGGATGGTGACCTGTACATCGCGATCATCTGTAAGGACGACGACAACCTCCTGACCGATCCGGCTGGCTGGAACGAGGTTCTTAATTCGGCCGGCACAGCAGGCTTCACAGCAGCGGCATATTTTGGCTGGCGCGTCGGCAGTTCCGAACCGGCAACCTACAGTTTCACGCACGCAGGCGCGACCGAAGATTGGAACGGCGCAGTCATTCGCTACAGCGGCGTGGATACGTCAGTGCCGCTCGGTTCGCAAACGATCACGCCGGGCACCAGTTCCGGTGGTGGTGGAGTCTCGGCGACCTTCCCGGTCATAGCGGCGCAGGAGTCGGACTCCAAAATACTGCGCATATTTTTCGGCGACAGTTTCGCAGCAACCGGTTACTCGACCGGCAGTGGCACGTTTGTAACCGTCAACACCAACTCCGGCGCGAACATGGCGACGGTCGGGTTCGCGCAGGAAGACAGTCCCGGCGCAGGCGTTAACACTCCGGCGTGCATATTCACGACCAATGGCGCAGACGATAACGCGGTTGTCACCTACGAACTGCTCGCCGGTGGTGCGGCAACTATCACGGGCAGCGGTACTCCCGCCGCACAAGCCTCGACGGTCGCTGGCACGGCAGAACGTTCGATCACAGGATCAGGAACGCCATCGGCGCAGGCGTCAACGGTTGCCGGCACGGCCGAGCGTTCTGTTACAGGCTCAGGCACGCTGGCCGCACAAGACTCAACGGTCGCTGGAACCGGTACAGTCGCCACGGTTTTCACCGGCAGCGGCGCGCTCGCTGCACAAGACTCTACCGTTGCGGGCACGGCGGAACGCGAAGTCACCGGGTCGGGCACACCGACTGCTCAAGCCTCCACGGTCGCAGGCACGGCCGAGCGTTCGATTGGTTCGTCCGGTGCCCTTGCTGCTCAGGACTCAACGGTCAGTGGTACGGCCGAGCGCGAGGTAACAGGCAGCGGCACGCCGACTGCTCAAGCCTCGACGGTCGATGGCGAGGGCACAGTCACCGAGGAAGGTGACATCACCGGCTCTGGCGACCTCGTGGCTCAGGCGTCCGTCGTCGCCGGTGAAGGCGAAGTACAGGCGCAGATCACCGGCTCAGGTGTACTGGTCGCACAGGACTCGACCGTATCAGGTGAGGCTGAGCGTGCCCTTGGTGCAACAGGCGCACTACAGGCGCAGTCGTCCACGGTATCAGGCACGGGAGAGCGTGCAGTCAATGCGTCCGGCGCACTGCAGGCGCAATCGTCCACGGTATCCGGTACGGCTGGACGTGGCGTCAATGGCTCAGGCACACCGACCGCTCAGGCATCGACAGTAGCGGGCACAGGCACAGTAGACTCGGCCAGCACGCCTGTGGTTATCAGCGATGCCAACGATGAGTCGTTCAGCAACGGTGAATCGATCACGGTATTGGGATCGGGGTTCGGCGCGAATATATCGGGCGCTCGAGTGGTTATCAGCCCAACCAACAACATCAATGGCCTTGGCGCGGTACAGCAAACCGTTATAGATTGGGGCAGCACGGCTATCGACATTGTTATCGTGCAAGGCAGTCTGCCACTTGGTGTACCGATGTACCTGTTCGTGGAAAACAATTACGGAACCTCAAACGTCTCAGGCTATGTGGTGCAGTTCGATGTCGCTCCACCGTCAGCAGGCGGCGGTGAGTTCGGATGGATCGAAGGCATAGAGTGGATCGAGCACATCGCCTAAATGTGCAAAGGATGCGCCAAACGAAGGCAAGCATGGATCGCCAGACGAGAACTGCTCGACGCCAAAGGCAAAAAGAAACAGGCAGCAATGCTGGCTGCATTTCTGAGGATACTTAATGGACGAGAAGTTGATGAGTCTGGTGCTGGCAAAACTTTCAGCAATAGAACACGCAATGAACCGAGTCGCTGACACGCTTGAGATCCTCGTGACCGTTGTGATCGATGAGCAACAAGACGACGAAGATCCACGCCGTGCGTTCTCGTCTTTGTCTGATGTCGTGAACTCTTGAGTAAGTACAACAACTGGTACTGCGACCGTCGATGGCGTCGCAAGCGTGCTGCACAACTTCTGCAGCAGCCTTTGTGCAGAATGTGCGAGCAGCGAGGCATAGTCACCGAAGCCACAGTGGCCGACCACATCGAGCCGCACCGTGGCAACAAACACAAGTTCTGGTTCGGTGAACTGCAAAGTCTGTGCGATTCTTGCCACAGTGGACCTAAGAAGCAGATGGAAATGGGCAGACCACTCGGTGGCTGCGACATCGACGGCTGGCCCTTGTGACGAAAGTCCTGCAGAAATTCGCGCATATGAGGGGGGGGAGGTGATCAAAAAATGATCAATTATTTGCAATG